TTAAAACCATAAAATCATGGAAATAATTAACTTAATCATCGCCGGCTTTATCATAATATTTATAATTATATTAATTTATAAAGGTAAAAAATACATTCTAAAAAATATTGAAATATTGGATAAAACACAAGATAGAATAATAGGCCACATATCTGCAATAAATAAAACAATAGATCAATTAGAATGTAATCATGACGATGTTAAAATACTTGATGTACGAAAAATTGATAAAACTGAAGAAAGAAACTCTTTTTATTTCATAGTAGAATTACAATGCAAAACTTGTGGATTGCATTATGATAAACCATTAGCAGATCTTAACTTTAAAGAACGCACCGAATATATGTCTTGGCGTAAAAACGAATTGGATAAGAAATTACCGCCAAGCTTATAAATTTAAGTCAACCATGAAAAAGAAAGAATTAATTCATTTAATAGAACTAATGATTTGTAAGTATGAAATTGCTATTAAAAGTGAGTATATAGAAATTACTTACACACCATGTCCTTTATGTAAATACACTACTAATAAGTATGAAGAAGGATTGGTTAATTGTAAAAAATGTATTTTACCTAATTATTTTAACTATCCTCATTCACAATGTCTTCATATGTACACATCTCCAAAAACAAGGAGTATAAGTTCTTGGCATTTAAGATTAAGATTTTGGACAGCAGTTTTAAAGGAAGTAAAACAAATAAATTACCCTGCATTCTTTACTAATTTATCTAGTATTAAAGAAAAACTACATGAAGTAGATAGAGAAGTTTGGTATAAAAGTAATTAACCATATTAAAACATAAAAGCTGATTAACTACACTTAAGAAAAGGTATATAATTAATTTATTGTTGAATCAGTGAGTTTTTATAATGAGTTTATGTTCAATCAGCTTTTATTTTACTTTGTCAACCAATTAAAAGTATTAAATATGAAAGAAAAAGATATCAAAAATTACAAATTAAGACAAAAAAATTGGGTAAAAGCCAATAATCTTAAAATAGGTAATAAAGCCATGTTATTAAAACCACATAAAGGATATACCAAAGGGTGGAATATACCTTGGGTTTTAGATGAAAATGATGAAAAATATTTCAATACCCCTTTAGAAATTACAAATATACACCCTAAAATGGGTATAGAAGTAATAATTCCAGAAGAAACAGTATTTAGTATTACTTATGTATTCGTATATTTACCATATACAGTACTACAAAAAGTAGAAAATCATTACTGGGTAAAACCTAAAGGAGGTAACTATGACTGGGAAAAATTCCCAATAGAAATGTTTTGGAAGAAAAATCCTAACTATTCGTATTCATTTGTCAACCCCTATGAATAGAGGTATATTTTGTTAAACGTAATTAGGCTACATGGATAACCTAATTAGCATATATGAAAAACTATATGCCAAAATACTACATTCCTAGCCAATGATAAAAGGGAGAGAACTGTACAGACTAAAAGCTTAATCTCTCCCTTTATTTTATAACTAATTAATTAAAAATATTATGTATTTAGAAATAATTTTAATGAACGCATTAAATACCTCATTATTATTAGCGGTATTTTTAGCCTTTTTAACTTCTCTTATTAATATAATTATGAGTACAGTATCTGAAAAAAGGAAAGCAAACTATTTAAAAGAAGTATTACTATTAACAGCATTTATTGCCATAACCTATATTCTGTCAATATTAACAATTTTAAAAGCAACCAATAATTTATATTTATTATGGTAATAGATGTATTTGGCGATCACGACAGCCGGATTAGCTGTTTTAACGGGAAATAATACCGTCGGAGGTTCAAGTCCTCATTTCGCCGCAAATTAACCAAACTAATGATTAACTAAAACTATAAAATTATGAAAAACAACAGAATTGCCCTTTTTAGCGTATATACGCTACTTTTATTAATTATAGGTATATTTATCTACATTGCTATTAAAGTTGAAGAATCGAGCTATAATACTACTTTAACGCTAGAATTAGATAAGTTAACCAATGAAGATGAAATTATTCAAGGTTGTACTTATGTAGAATGTAACTCAAAAGATTATTTAATTAAGGTAAACAATAAAATATTATCTATGCCTATAAGTACTACTAAAGTAATTCATGGATTAGATAATAGATTAATATTGTATGGTAATAGTGATCGTTTATTTGAAATAATATCAAAAATTAACGATAATAACTTAAATTTAATAAGATTAAAAAATTTATCAGTAACTTTAATTTTAAATAATCATGATTGTCTACATTATATCGGTAAAGAAACCACTAAATACCAAAGAAATAGAAGTACAGAAATTATACACAGATTTAAAAAAACTAGTGGTAGCTCACACACTACAAAATATTTTAAAACAACTAAAGAATACAGAGATATTTATACAAATAGGTTCCTTACGAAGTATGGATTTAATAAGTATAGATGGTTTTCACGTATTCAAAACAGAAGAAACGAATTTAAAAATTTTAAGAACGATTTACAAACCGGAAGATTTTTTACAGATGTACAAAAGAAGATACCCAATAAGAAAAAGGGTGAAAAAGTACAAATTAGCTGCAACCAATCCTAAAAATTTAAAAAGAGATTATGACAAACGTTTGTAAAACTTAAAAGTCTACACCTAGGGTATCAAAATTAACGGACACGAACGGAGGAAAGTCTGAAATAAGGCTTGTTTAAGTGTAGACTTTTTTAAATTTTCTAAAATTATGAAACCGGAGTATAAAAAAAATCAAATTGTAGTAGTTACAAATAGTTGCGGTGGCAATATACCAGGGACTATCACTAAAATAATTTTAAATCCTCTTGAAGGTAAATTGCTAGATAACGGAGGATATGTTAATGCATACAGCAGTGTAGTATGTGAAGGTAATACCCGTGGCCAACTTGACTTCCATAGAAAATATTGTAACAAAAATATTTGGGAAGAAATATATATCAGACCAGCTACTACACATGAAAAAATAGCCAGAAGAAAAGGTATATATTTACCTAAAGCAAGAAAAACTTTCAGCCAATTAACTTTAGGGGATACTATAATGATACAGCATAATCAGCATTTTATAGAGCTAAAAATAGATGCTATTCACAGATTAGGTGCAAAAACATTAGATGTTGGTGCTAAACCAGTCAACCTTAAAAAAGAATTTAAAAATACTGCTATTAAAGAATATTATTTTTTAACAGAAGATCAATTAATAATGTCATCTGCACCACCAATAAAATAAATTCAGAATCTAAAGAAAATGGGTATAATTATATAATTATGCCTATATTTGGTCCGTTCGTCTAACGGTTAGGACGCCAGAAGCTTAACAGCATAAAAACTTTGAAAAACTGGAAATGTAGGTTCGAATCCTGCACGGACTACTAATTAAAACTAATTAATTATGAATGAGGAAAATAAATCAATAATTAAAAGAAAAGCAGAAGAATATTTTGAAGAAAATATGTCTGGAGAACCACTATGTCAAGACTCTGTCATATATGATATGGCGCAATTCACTAAAGAAATATTAGAAGAATTTGGAATTAACACTGAAAAATTATAACCAAAAACTATAAATCATGGAATCAAAAAAATTAGAATTTGATGAAACTTTATGGGAAGAAATATTAAAAACATCTAAATTCTTTGAAGATAAGAATAAAAAATTAACAGCAGCTTATCTAAAAAGACAGTTCCCATTTTTATCAGAACGTCATGCAGCATGTTATATATTTGCACTTAATAATAAAGATGCTATTGTACCAGATTGGTCAGTTAAAAATAATATTTCTGCAATAAAAACAGATTTATATACAGAAAGAAAACGTGTAAAAGGTTTATTACAAGAAATAAATTTAGCTGATCAAAGATTAAGCTATATGTTTGCCTTAAATCACACAAAAGGTTTACAGGAATCTATTAAAGTAACAGCAGATCCTGAAATGAAGTCAGAAAGTACTGCAATCGCTTTATGTGGAGATGTACATGCTGAAGAAACAGTCAAAAAAGAAGTAATGGATGGACTAAATGAATACAATTTAGAAACATTCATAAAAAGATTTACAAGATATTTTTCAAGACTTCTTTATGTAATACGAATGCAACGTAAAGCAGAACATGAAATTAATAATTTGGTATTAACCTTTTTAGGGGATTTAATAACAGGTTATATTCATGAAGAATTAATGGAAAATAACTCCCTGTCACCAACAGAAGCTGCTAACATATTATTAGATTTAATGACATCTGGTATTAAATTGTTAGCTAATGAAGGCGCTTTTAAAAAAATAATTATCGTAGGAATACGAGGTAATCATGGTAGAACAAGTCATAGGAAAAAATTCGCAACCGGCTACAAAAATTCTTATGAATGGTTAATGTATAAAAGGTTAGAGAAAACCTTTAAAGATCATTTAACTGGATATGAAAATATCGAGTTTGTAATTCCTAAATCAGAATTTGCCTACATAGATATATATGATAAAAAATGGGGATTTTCTCATGGAGACCATTTTAATTATATGGGAGGAATTGGAGGAGTTATGGTACCGCTTATGCGTTGGTTATCAAAAATTAATGATGTAATTGATGCAGATATGAGAGGTATAGGTCATTGGCATTCATATATATCTCTACCAAAATGCCTTGTAAACGGTTCTATGATTGGTTATGCGCCATATGCTTTAGGTAAAGCATTTGCACCAGAAGAACCTAAGATGCAATTACAACTACAAGATAAGAAACTTGGATTTACTGTCAATATACCAATATTACTTGAAGACTTTTAAAATTTAATCACTCTGTTATTAATACATTGTTAGGGACGCGGGTTCGATTCCCGCCGCCTCCACTATTATACACACTTATACGTCTCAGAAGAGCATAGGAGCGACGGGCTGATAAACCGTGGTCGTTGGTTCAAGTCCAACTAAGTGTGTATATTTTAAAATATCAGTCTAACAGGATTGATTAACGATCGCCTGTTAGGCAAGCCGTATAATATCCTAATACTCATAAAGAGCGCCTCTTCGAGCATAAGATGTAAATTGCCCCGTTATACTATACGGATCTATAGACAGTTTTAATATTGTCCACTAGACTTACTTTATTAGGATATTATCCCATGGGGGCGACCTGGTTTTGACCGATAATAATATTAATAACCGATTAGTAGTGAGTGATTATTCCTTAAACGGAAACTTTAATACACCTGTTATTCAACTTCTAAGAGAAGTTGCGTAACACGTAATCAGTACGAAAAACTGTTAGCAGGGATGTAAAAAGTCCCTGCTTTTTAACTAAAATTACAATTAACCATGAATGATAAAAAAGAACCTTACATTGTATTTAATTTAAGTGAGGGCTGTTCTATTGAATTGAATAAAGCAGATAGAAAATTATTAGTGCCTGGATTAACTTCCAGTGACTTAGTATATGGACAAGCTCTATTAAGTTTACTAAAAAGACTTAATTTAGAATATAGTAAAAAATATCTGCTAACTGATGATGAAGATGCAAAAGCTAAACATCATTGGTTAACAGTCCTAATAGGAAAAATTGAAAATAAAAGAAAAGGCAGTATATCAAATAAAATGCCTAAATTAGTAAGTGCAAAATCTATTTCTAAGTATTTTGATTCATTAATAAAGGAATTTAGAAGTGAATTAAAAGAAATTAAAGAAGAACCCATAAAATCTAAAATAGCTAATGAATTAGCACATTTAGATAATATTGAGGCTCACATACTTAATACATATGGATTCAGATTGCACGACATCTCTAAAGTAGACGAACAAGATCACCCTTATGTCTTGAATATCGTTAAAAAGAAAGTAAGGGAAATAATAGGGAATTTTAAAAAAAGTGGTGGTGAGGACAAAGATCTTACTGTAAAAAATATAATTACATATTATGTAAGAACAATACCACCTGCAGTAAATATTAAAACTTTAACAGAAATAGTTAAAGAAGAACTTAAGTAAGTAAGGAAAAGGTGTGCTAAAATCTAATTATAACCAATTAAAAACAATAACCATGGAAGACCAAAAGATTTTAAATACACCGATGTTACTAACAGCTATTGTAGAGCTGCTGAATCTACAACAAATGGAAATCTCTGAATTACGACATGAAGGTAAGGATGATGAAGCTATTACTATGAAACATCATAGAAAAGAATTGCTAAGTAAAGCAATTGAATTAGCTTTAGAAACTGTATCTACTCATGGAGTTTGTATTCCTGTTGAACTTGATACCAAAAAACTTTCTGCAGATAAAGAAAGTTATTCAAGACAAATAAAGGAACAATTATCAAGACTGGAAAGTAAACCAGCTAAGAAAAAATTCACTGCGGATAAAAAAACTAAAATTCCAGCAACAGAACGCTCTTATTCAAATGTTTATGAACAAGATCAAGTAAAAAATAAAATGGCTACTTTTTCCATTAAGAAGAATTTACAACCTGAAGATTTACTAAAAGATGATGAGGAGTCTACTCCATTGAGTAGATTAGTAAGGAAATCTATTTCCCATATGTTACAATTAGGAAAAAGATTAGAGGCTGTAAATTATTTAACTAATTACATATTCATTTATATAGGAATGACTTCAAAAGAGGCACATTCTTTAATAAATGAATTAAAAGAAAAGTTCAATATTTTTGAACTGACTAAATTGAAGCCAGTAAACAAAAAAAGAGCGGTACCAAAAGGAAAAATAGTTTTTGCCGAAGTAAATACTTTTAAAAGTAAAGAACCTACTACAAAATATGTAATTTGGCCTGAAGACTCTAAAAATAATAGCATATTTGACTTTGTACAAGATGAATTTATTTGCATGTCAGATAATATTATTAAATTTAGAGAAGTTAGCCAATTAGAGGAAGAAAAAGTGAAAAAACAGAGAGAAGAGTTTGTAGATAAAGTAATTGAAAAAACTAAAAAAAGGTTAAAAAACAATAAGAAGTAATTAATAATATTAACCTAATAAAGGCAGGGATAATTCCTTGCCTTTTTAATTAATTAAAAGTTATGAATAAGTACATACAAATTAATCAACAAATTGAAAAGTTAATTAATAGTTCTAAAAAAATTAACATAATTAAAAGATTGTTGCAAGAATCTGATAATTTTCAGAATCGTGTAGCTTCCATCGTTGGAATAAATGTGGCAGAAATTGGTTTATCACATTTAAAAAACTCTTTAATTAGAAAGAAAAATGAGTACATTCACCAAGTAAATTATACGGCTAATACACTATTAGCTTTATTTAATGTGCCAGTTAAAGAATTTAATTTAAGTAATTTTGTTCTTGGTACTAAAGATTTACTTAATGGATATGCTGAAATAGAAGATTCTAAAGGTAATTTATGGGTACTCTCTTTAAATACAGGAGAATTTATTAAAGAAAGTATACCAGAAGATGAAGAGTCTAGAGAAACATTGCCAAGCTACATTAAAGAACCATGTTCTGTACTATCAGAAAATGACGAGTATTTAATATTAATTAAATCTAACAACCAATAAAAAAATTAAACTCGTTATGGTTGACAGAGCCGACTTGATCTAGGAATATGCATTTATTCATTTAGTGTTATATGCCTTGAAAGATCGTAGGGATCGTATCCCTAAGTCGGTACAATATTACCCCCAACAGAATATCTAACTAGTAGTTTAGGTCCAAACTAGACTATGACGTGCCAATTTTGTTAGATATTCACACAATTAGATGCTTATATACTTTTCAATGTAAATGCGTCTGTAAGTCCCTCGTGTAAAGCACTTGTGCATGTACACATTAAAGAGCAAACACAGACTATATTTTTACATAAAAGTTAACAAAATTTGTCAAAATTTTTAATAACTATTAAGCATCTTAGGTCGTCAGGTTTTGTTTTCACAGTACTTCCTGATTACCGGTTAACAAAGACAAATTGAAAAAAAAGAACTGTCATTTATTTCTACGCTCGTCACGAGAGCTACTAAGACATTCGAAAGAGTGGAATCGTGATACCCTTAAATGTAATTAATAATACAATGAGGCAGTCAGAGGGTTGGTGCTTTTTATAAGCAGTTGTATTATAATATTACATTATCTAGTGAGTAATTATTGCATGTTGTATATGCGAAATTACTTATCAATTATTTTTCATTTCATTTTATCAAGTAAATTACTAACAGTATTACACTGTAAATTAGTACATAATTGTAATGTCTGTCTGTGTACGACTACGAAGTAGCTACAATTATGGAGAAAAAAAAAGAACTGTTACTTAAAAAATGAGAACAGTATTAATTAAAAAAAGTTTAAGTATTAATTACTGATTGGTACTACAATCAACTATGGACTATCTTCAAGTCAGACGTTTGTAGACATAAAGATATAATAGGCCATATTGATACATATGTAACATGCTATACATAATGTACCAATCAGTATTTTAAATCAAGTCATGATGAAATATAAAGTGAACAGCATTGTAATTAATAAATCGGGTATAATCATAGATATAACCCAAAAAAGACTAATAGGTAAGAAATTTTGGATTTTTAATAAGTACAAAACCAAAAGATTTTTTGCTTTTCGAATGTTTAGAAACATTTCGATAAACCCTAATATATCATATACAGATTGGTTAATGATAGATAAGAATTCTGCAAATAAGAATTCAAAAGTGATTAATCCAAAGTATGTGATAAAAAACCCCAAACTAATAAAAGTATTAAATAAAGTTTTATTAAAAACCAAATCAATAAAAAAAGTATCATGGAAAAAGGATATATAAAACCAGCCAATTTAAGTATTGGACTAGGAAAAGTTTTTATAGTGGAAGAAGAATTAGTAGATGATAGAATTTCAAGTGAATTTATTCATCATTATGCAAAAGAACTTCCATTAGATAATGGAATCGTAAGAAATCCTAAAAATGGAAATTTTATTCTCAACCCTTCTGTAGAAAAAGAAGAGGAGGATAATAATTCTTATGAAATATCTTCGGATTTTACAGGATTATTTTTAGATGAAAGAGACTGTAAAATGACTGCTTCAGCTTTAAACGACAAAGAATATAAAAAAGCTGAAAAAATGTATGATGAATTGCTTGCTAAAGCTGATACTTTACAAGATACCATCATGAAGTTTTATAAAGACCTTAAAAAAGTCTAAGTATTAATTTTTAAATTAAGTAAGAAAATGGACAAAAAATCTGAACCTGCAAAATTTAAAGGAATTGTAGTTTCCTACCCGGAAAAAAATGCTGGTTTTGGCTTTATTAAGCCAACAGGAGAAAATAGAGAAATGGAAGAAATCTTTTTTCATAAAACAGCATTAGAATCCGAAGACATTACCGAAGGATGTAATGTAGAATTTCAATTAGGAAGTCACCCAAAAAACAAAAAAGGTGTTGTGGCTTTACATGTAAAATTAATAGGATAATACTTAAGAATAGATATTAACCAATAAAAATAACATCGAAATGGACGACAAAACCAAAACTAAAAAAAATTCTTCTAATAAAAATCTCACAGACATTACACCGCTTCCTTGGAATATGAATTCAAAAATAGAGAAAGAATTAAATACCGAAAAAGGTGCAAAAGACTTAATCTCTGTTGTAGAAGAAAAAGTAAAGGAAGAAGAGAAAATTAGAAGAATTCCTATTTTAAAAGATTTTTACGATAAGTATCGTAAAGCTTTAGATGCTAATGAAAGTATAAAACCAGATTTACATCCTGGATATACTGACAAACTTATAGCCAGAGATAACGGAGAATTAATCTATAGTAAAGAAATGGCAAATAAGAAACGAAATGCCATATCTAAAATAAACAACATGGTAAATGCCTATAACTCTTGGATTAAAACAGGAGATTGGGAAAAATTCGAAATATTTTGTAATTCTTTAAAATAAGATGAAATCTCAAAATTTAATAAACGTCGACGTATCTCCAGAAGAATTAATTTCTTCTATAGCTATACAGACACATATAGAAACTGTATTAAGATTTGATAGAAATATACATGCTAAATATCATGATAAATCTGGAGATACTATTGGATGTGGATGTATTTACTGTGTAACTTTGCATAGATATTCAAATATTAAAAAACTTATACATAGAGTCAAAAATAGAATATTGGATGATAATTATATTTATCCAAAAAAAGAACTTGAAGACCTAGATAAGAATTATTTGAAAACTTTGAAAAACATATGTAAAAAAGTGAAAGCAGAGAAAGATAATTTAAAAAAACAATTAAATTTATAATGTCAAAACCAATAACTTTGGGTTTAAAAACCTTTGATTTTTCACCTAAATTAGAATTTGGAGTACTAGAATATTCAACAAATTTTAATAGAATGGAAAAATCATTTGAAGCTAGAAAAACCAGAAAAATAAGAGCTTTAAATAAAAAAGGTATTTATATAGACCCTGAATTAATTTAACCAAAAACTATTATTGTCATGAAATTAAAAATATTATTAGTAGTACTAATACTACTTTTTAGCACAAAATCTTATGCAGATTATGGTGCTTTAGAAAAAGATGACAATATAGAATTTGTAATTACTAAAACAAATGATTTAACTGCAGATATAGAGTATATTTATACTGATGTAGTTACTAATTATTTAGAAAAACCAAATTCTATAATGTCATATGTATTAAATAAAACCAATTATTTTTACAATAATCTATTAAGTAAGTTTATTATATTTAATACTAAAAAAGAAATAGTTGTATTTAATAGAAAGAATAAATACATAATTTTAAATAAAATATTAAATATTAGTGAAAATAGTAAAACAATTTATAATTATTTAATAAAGGAAATATTTGTAATAAATGTCTATGGCGGTAGATCGCCTTGACAATTTAAAATAAATTCCTCATCTGTAATATTATAAAATTTTTAACAAAACTATTTTAAAATGAAACCAATACAACTTACTAAAGAAGCCATAAAGAAACTTTATTTCATTTTAAATACGTTGTTTCCAGAGTTTCAATCAATTGAAATATTTGACAAAGATTTACCACATGTACTTTTCAGTACAGTTCCAAAAAATAATTTATTAAGAATATTTGCATCTAAGTATGTAATTCAAAAATTACCTATTGCTGAATTATTTTTAAAAGAAATTCCAAAACGATTTTCAATTTATCAATTTAGGAATGATTCAATGATGCCAGTATACTTTATTACAAGTTCTATACTAATTGCTGATAATCCACAACATTTAATAAATTATTTTTATGACAAATTGAAGGATATGCCTCCAGCTGGGGAACAAAAGTATTCAAATTTGATAAAGAAACTAAATAATTTGGAAACAACTATGAATGAAGAAAATTATAATCCTATCAAAGGGTTATTAAAATCACTTAGCCCTGATGTAATAGGATCTTCAAAAATGTTTAAAGCATTTATAATTCATGAAGATTAAAAACTTATTATGATACTATATATTAAAAGGGCCCAAAATAATATATAGTATTAACTCTCTTATTTCAGTTACCTGCACGCGGTAGAGAGTGCAAAGTACCAAAAACTGAAACTATTTATTGAAAGTAACGTAAAAGTTAATCTCTAATAAATCAAAATATTATAGAAATAATGCACATAGCAATGTGTTAGTATTAACTAAAATTAAAGTTATGAAACATGTTTTAATGGGTATTACACTAATGTTATTATTAATTACTAATCAAGTAGTAGCTCCGGCTACTAGTAATAATTTGATTAGCGCTGAAGAAAAGTATGAGAATTTCTCAGTATTTAAAAATAAAAAAGAAATTCTTAAAGAAGTAGCTTTTATAAGCAATAATAATTTTAAACTGATTTCTAAATTAGATAGTAGTTTTATATTAAATGACTATGAAACTCAGCAAGCATTAGTGGAACTATCTAATAAACTAAATGTTAGGCCAGCTTGGTTTTTAGCAACATTTTATCATGAAAGTAGAATAAGTACAACAGCTAAAAATCCTTATACAAATGCAACTGGTTTAATACAATTTATGCCTAAAACAGCTGAATACTTAGGAACTACTACTACTCAGTTAAGTAAAATGAGTTTTATTGAACAATTCTATTATATAGAAAAGTATATTTCATATTATAAAAATATATCTTCCTATGAAGACTTATATTTAGCTGTATTTTTTCCAATTGCTTTAAATAAATCAGATTACTATATTATAGGTAAAAGTCCACCTAATAATAAATCTTATAAAAATATGAATTTTAGAGAAAAAACATATGTTTTAAATAAAGCAATGGATGTTAATAAGGATGGTTTAATAACCGTAAAAGATTTTAAAAAATACGCAACAAATTTTGCTTAAAAATAAGGGCTACTCAAAGTAGCCCTTTTTACTCAACTTAAATAAAAAAATATGAAATTATCAGAAGCTTTGAAAATCAAGAAAGATATAGTAGAAACTCTTAAAGCAACCCAACGAACAATTATAAAATTAAGCTTTAGTAAAACTACTAAAAACTCATTAGATATAAACACTTTAATAGAAAAACAAAGTGAGCTAAGAGAAATATTAGTTTCTTTAAAATTATCTATAAGAGAAGCAAACTCAGAAATTACAGAGTATATTTTTAAATTATCTGAATTGAAAGAAGAAAAAAAATGCTATGAAAAGATATTAGATGGTATGAATAATTCTAATGTTGATACTCCATTTACGAAGGTAGAAATTACTGATAAAATAAAGAATATATCAGAAGAAATAGAAAAAATAAATGGTTATTTAAAAGAATTTAATGATTCTACAGAAATAGATATTGATTTATCAAAATATTTAGGAACTAAAATTACAAAAAAATCATAATATGAGCTTAGAAAAAAATATCGCATTTCCAAATATTATAGTATATATTACAGAAAATTATCCTACAGAAAAAGATGCTATAATTCAAACAAAATATTTAAAAAAATTAAATAACAGTACAGAAGAAATTCCTATTAGAATTGATTTACTATCTAATAGACTATTAGAAGAATTTAAAGCTGATAACAATATCTTAGATATTAAGAAAGTATCATATAATGAAGTTTCTATAGGTAATAGGTATTTTGTATATTTAAAAAAAGTAATTGAAAATAGCAAAGATAAAGAATTAATTAAAAATTATATAAATTCTAGAGCTATATTAAACAAATTAAAAGAAGTTAAATTAGATTATAAAGAAAATAATTCTAAAAGAGAAGCTCGTGGTATAGCTATAAATATTTCAGAAGTCGATGAGATATTGGATATAGAACGTAAAAAAGATTATACATCTGAAATTATTAAAAATAATTCTAATTTAGATACAATATTTGATAGTTTATTTGATATTTCAAAAAATTATAATAATATGATTGCCGGAGTAAACAATTCAATAAATAATTGGTCAAAATATTGTGCTATTATTTCAACCTCAGTTTCTTATTTTAAAGAAGATACTAACAATTTAATACAAGTTTTAAATAAAAAGGTAGTCAATAGTGTATTAAGTGCTTTATATAATATTAGTAATTTAGAAAGCGTTTTAAAAAAATTGAATTTAAAAATACCGGATAATGTAAATAAAAAAGAAATATTAGATAATTTTACTAATTATTTTACTCTAGATGGATTAGAATCTAAAGTAGAAGATCTTAACTTTAATAATTTTCTATATTTAGTACTCGATATATTAGAAAAAACTCTAATTGATGAAAGCAATATTAAATATATAAACGCTTCTAATAAAACAAAATCTGATTTAAATATAAAAAATTTTGATGCAGTTATAGACACACAAAAATATACTGATGATATTGAAATTAAATATAGTAAAAATAAAAAATCTTTTTATAAAAGCACTGATTATTTTACTGTATTTTTAATATTAGATACTATTTCAAAAGTAATTAGCAAAAATGAGGAGCAAAATAAACAGTTTTTAAAAACTTTAAATAAAACAGACTTTACAGAAGAATTATTATTTTTATTTGAACAATAAATGATAATGAAAGTAGTTATAAATAATACAAAGTACGAATGCACTTATAATAAACCAACTTATATATTAGAGTTGAAAAATAATTCAAAACTACTTTCAGAAAATAAAAAATATAAATTCAAAATATTAAAAACTTGGTGTGAATTTATTAATAACAAGAAAAAAACTAAAGCATTAATAATAATAAAAACAACTGATAAATTTTTACTAAGTGAGATTAAAAAAAGATATATAAGTACACCTTAAAACACCTTAACATGATTATTATTTTAAAAGAACAAAAAAAACGTAAAAAACGAGTGGCCGTATCTGGGCGACCGAAGGTAGAAAAAAAAGTTAGTTATAAATGTCCTTATGTGGATATTTGTGAGCATGCAGAAAAAGAAACATGCTATTCGGTAAAAGATCGCAATTTAAAAACTGAAGTATGTTTTAGAGAACGTAAAAAAGTAAGCCCTGTTAATTTAGATACGGGACGTTCTATTAAATTAGGAACATTCGAAGAAGAAACAGATAATGCTGTAGAAAAATTGATGAATTCTGGAAATATCCAAATCTTCAAGCTTTATTAAAAAAATTAATAAGCATGGAGATTAAAATATATTTCCATGCTTAATTACTATTTATTATGATAAAGTTTATTAGTAATCAAAATGTTATTAATACACCATTCACTATAAGCACTATTTCAGAATTATTAGATTATTTTGAAAATAAAGAATTAATATCTTTAGATAGTGAAACAGAAGGATATGACCCACATACTTGTAATATCATATCTTTACAATTAGGTGATCCTAATGTACAATTTGTAATAGATTACACAACTTTATCAGAAAATGAAATACAAAAAATAAAATCTCTATTAGAGTCTGGCAAGACTATAATAATGCATAATGCTCAATTTGATTTACGTTTTTTATTAAAACAAAATATTGACGTAAAAAATATATATGATACATTTCTAGCAGAATTAGTGCTATATACTGGATATGATTATTCAGATTCCTCTAGTAAATATTATATCGGTACTTCTTTATATAACGTTGTAAAACGATATTGTGAAAAAGAACTTGATAAAAGTATTAGAGGTAAAATACATTATCTAAGACTTAATGAATCTGTAATTAAATATGCAGCCGAAGATGTAAAATATTTAGAAGAAGTAAGAGCTAAACAATTAAAATTAATAAAAGAAAAAAACTTAGAAAATACTTTAGAATTAGAAAATCAAGTAGTTAGAGTATTTGCTAAAATGTCTTTTGACGGAATAAAATTAGATACTAACAAATGGGAATCAGTTTATAAAATTACTGAAACTAATGTTAAAAATCTAACTAAAGAATTGGATAATATAGTATTATCTGAACCAAAGTTGAAAAAATTTATACCAGAAGGATTTCAACAAAATTTATTTGGATTTGAAGAAAGAAAATTAAATATTAATTGGAAATCACCTATTCAAAAGTTGGAAATATTAAATGAATTAGGTATAAATATAGATAGTGTAGGAACTCCAATATTATCTAGATTAGTAAATAAGCATACAATAATACCCAAATTATTGGAATACTCTAAACAAGTAAAATTAGCAGATGCTTTTGGAAAAAAGTTTTTAGATTTTGTTAATAATAGAACAAAAAGATTACACATATCAGTTTGGCAAATATTATCAACTGGCAGAATATCTGTCAGTAATCCTAATTTAAATCAAATACCACGTAAAGGAAATTTAGGACCGGTAATTAGATCTGCTTTTGTAGCATCCGATGGCTATAAGATAATAGGTGGAGATTACTCAAGTTTTGAATTAGCAATAATTGCTGAATTTAGTAAAGATCCTATATGGGTAAATACTCTATTAAAAGACAAAAATTTACATTCTGAATTATGTGCTAATACATTTAATATACCTATAAAAGATATAAATAATCCATTTCCTTACAATAAAGAAATAACTTATAGGGATGTTCAAAAAACTATAGATTTTGGATTAGCATACGGCATGTCTGAATTTAAATTATCTAATACTATACAAGTTAGTGTCAATAAGGCCAAAGAAATTATAAATAGTTTCTTTAATATGGTACCACATGTTAAGAAATTTTTAACTATGCTTGGAAATTTTGGTAAAAACAATGGATACACAAGGACAGCTAAGCCTTTTAAAAGAATAAGGCACTTTCCAGAATGGGAAGAACTAAAAAGAAATCCTAATCATCCAGATACTTTCAAAATTTTAGGAGAAATTGAAAGAAAATCTAAGAATACACCAATTCAAGGTACTAATGCGGATATTATAAAATTGGCATTAATTAATACTCAAAAAGAAATTGATAAAAATAATTGGCCTGTAAGGATATTATTATCGATTTACGATGAAATACAAACTGAATGTAGGGAAGACAAAGCAGAAGAATGGAAAAATAAATTACAGGAAATTATGATAAGTACTGCTAAGACAGTACTAAAAACTGTACCCGTTAAAGCAGACTGTGATATTTCTGATTATTGGAAAAAATAATTTAACTTAAAACTAACAAACCATGGAAGACTTTTTTAAAACATTAGAAAAACAATTAGAGTTAAATTTATTAGCTGACGTATTAAAAGATAATATTGACTTAAGTAATACAAAAAAAGTATTAAATTGGTTAAAATTATGTTCTAATATTGCAAGTATGCCTAATTTAAAATTAATAGATTTAGAAAACTCTAGAAAACAATTTAATAAACGAATAAAAAATTCAGTATATTGGATAAGAGTATTTGAAGATGGCGAAGATGTAAAAGATCTAATAACTGAACGTAAAAAAAGAAATCCTGAATTTGCATATTTAGGATCTCTAATTAAATTAGAACACGAATTTAAAACAAAATAAAATTAATTTATGAGGATAGAGGTAGATACTGAGTTACTATTTAAGTATAATATAACACCTAATCAGTTCATACTAATTTACCTCATCTCAAATGAATCAAAAGTACTAAAAGACTTTATAAATCTGGTAAATAAAGATGAATTAAAAAAAGATTTAGAAGTTTTAGAAAAAGTAAATTTCATACATAATTTAAATACTGACAATAAGCTAGATTTCTCTAATATAGTAGTCAGAGATGAATTCTTAAATTTAATTAATTTAAAAGTTGATTTATTTCAAGAATTATTAGACATCTACCCTATCAAGGTAAGACGTCCTGACGGTTTTTATGATTATTTAAAAACAGATTCAGCACGCTCTAGGAAGCGATATAATCAACTTATTAGAGGGAATAGACTAAGACATCATAAGATCATAGAAGCTTTAAAATACGAGCTTAAAATAAGGCAAAAAGAGGGTTCTATGATGTATATGAAAAGATTACCAAAGTGGTTATCTTCAAGAGAATGGGAAGTATTTGAAGAAAGAATGAAAGACGAAGAAAAGGAAGTAGAATCAATAGGTACATATGGTACCAATATAGAATAAGTAATATGCTAATAACACCATTAAAGTACAAACATATTTCAGAGCCTACTACAGAAATATTAGAGTATATTGATAGTAGGAGGAAAGGACAAATCAGATCGTTAAAAACTAAATGGAGAAAATTTAACGATCAATGTATGGGTGGTATTGAACCTAATACTATTTATACAGTAGCTGGTATATCCGGTAGTGGTGATAGAATATTTATCAATTACTTTTAGATAGGAAATATGATAAATATAAAGAATATTGCCGTATTTATGAGGAATCATAAATATAATTATTGGGCAAAAACGGTGAAGGCTGAGATGCTAATACCGTGGTAAATTTAAAGATAACGAAAGGCTTTAAATCACCGTAACGCATAGGAAATGAACAAATATAATTTTCCCACGAGTGTCCAACATCCAGAACGGATGAAAATATATGCTGAGCTTACATAAAATGAAATGTAAGAAGTATTAGATAAAAAACTAATACGGTAACAATACTGAAATCTAGCTTTGTTAATAGCTTAGAAACAGATTTATTTGATTTAAATAATAGAGATGAATTTGTTGTACTCTCCTTTTCATTCGAAATGCTAAGTTCAAAACAAGTAGGTAGAAAATTATCTTACAAATTAGAAAAAACAACACAAGAATTATATAGTGGATATACTAATTATAAATTATCCAACGAAGATTATAAAAAAGTACAAGAAACAGCAAAAGGTATTGAAAAATATCCAATATATTATGTAGATATGCCAGGAACAGTTGACGAAATACGCCATACTATTCTGGAATTTAGTAAGGAATCTTTTGTTAAAGGTAAAAGGTTAATAATTATGTTAGATCATACATTATTAACTAAAGGTAAATCCGGAGAAGCTGAAAGAAGCATATTAGCAAACCTGCAATATATGTTTATGGAAATCAAAAAGTACGATAAAAATACCATAATTCAGCTGAGTCAAATGAATAGAGATATTGAAGCTAAGGAACGCATTGTTAATAATGCAATGCATTTTCCTATGAGGAGAGATATTTTTGGGGGTGATAGTATCTTCCAAGCTTCTGACTATTTAATAGTACTACATAGACCAGAAATGTTAGGAATAACAGAATATGGCATGAGTGCATTACCAACAAAAGATTTAGTCTACATGCATTTCCTAAAAGTAAGGGAAGGAGAACCTAAAATACTTGTATTCAAAAACAACCTTAGGTATAACAGAATTGATGAGCATGAATTAAATTCTGTTAATAAATAAATCTTAATTATTAATAATTAATTAATTTCATCATGACAAAAAATAATAAAAACTCTTTCGTTATTGACATGTCTAAAACAATAACAAACGCAACAGCAGATTTTTACAAACGAGAATTTTTAAAGAATGCTCGTAATTTAGGATTATTCATTGCAGGAGAAGACATTCCTCCAGTACTTAGTGGTATTGAAGAAGCAGGAATGGGAAACTTATTAACAGTAGGTACTGCAGATAATCATGACGTTGAATGGATTCGACGTCCACAATTTGCATGTGAACGAGGTTTAAAACCAGTTTATGACATTGTTGATGACTGGAATGAAATTCAAGAAGCTTTAGTTAAATTCTATGAAGAAAAATACGGATTACGAACTAAAGACGGAGCAAAAATAACAATTCACGACGGGTATGTAAAAGTAGGATACCACATTATTACTGATGATACTCTTGCAGAAGTAATTGCACGAAAAATTGTCGGTTAATAGAAAAGAATAAATAAAAAAAATTACCTTTTCCTTAATAATTCCCAAAAAATATATACCGGCATTAAGTTTGCCGGTTTTATAAAATTTTATCATAATAAAAACTAAGGAATAACAAAAATTAAGGAAAAAATGAATAGAGAATCATATCAAATAGCAATTGTAGGAGAATCCGGACGGGGAAAAACATATTCCTTTAGAAATATGGATTCAGAAACAACAGGCTATATTAATTTAGAAAATAAACCATTACCGTTTACTACAAAATTTAAACATTATAGTAGACCTAATAATTGGCAAGACTGCTATCAAAAATTGATAGAGTATGCAAAAAATGATGATATAAAAACCGTAGTATTAGAAAGTTTTTCTTCTTATATTGATAGTGTATTAAAAACAGCTAGAGATACTAAAAAAGGTTTTGATATTTGGAATTTTTATAATGACGAAATAGGTAAACTATTATATTTATTAACAAAATATCCTAAAGATATATTTATAACAGCTCATCCAGCATGGGTAGAAACTCCTGAAGGAGCTGTAGAAAAACGCATTGGAGTAAAAGGTAATGAATGGAATAAAACAGGAGTAGAAAGAGACTTTACAATAGTTCTATTCGCTGATGCAAAATTATCAAATGATAACAAACGAGAATACTATTATACCCTAAATTCAGATGGAACTACCACAGCAAAAACACCACCAGTACTATTTGAAGATGAAGAATCTATACCAAATGATGCTTCAAAAGTATTGGAAGAATTAAATAAAATGTTTAATTAATTAATATTATATAAATATGCCTAAATTTAAAATTAGTAAAGAAAATAAATTACAAGATCAAGGTAGTTCATTTATTGAAGCGGGAATTCATGAAGACTTAGAATTTGACAGAATTACATATAATGTATCTGCAAATGGTAATAAATTCTTAGCTTTTTATTTAAAAGACCTCTCTGGAGCAGAGGTATCAAAAACAGAATGGGAACCTAAAGATGAAAATCCTGAAAAATTAAAAAATAAAGTAAATAACCAAATGATTAGAATCCATCACATACTTGTAGGATCAGGTGTGCTGAGTGAGATTAATATTGAAGCAGATGATTTCGAAGAATTCGCCAATAAATTAATTGATTTAGTAGGCGATAAATACAAAGATGTTAAAATTAGAGCCAAGGTAGTATATGACGATAATAACTACACAACTTTGCCTAATTACACTAAATATATTTGGATTGAACCAATGTCTATACCTAAAGAAAAAAGTAAAATAAGAATACTAGGTATAGATAGAATGGAAAGAATAAGACCAGATGACACATCTAGTCAAAGTAATCCATTTGAAAGTGTAGATACATCTGAATCAGAAAAAGACAATAATAAGGATAAAAGCGATTTACCGTTCTAAATATCCTCAATATATATATATCAAGGGGTAGTAAAATTCTACCCCTTATAATTTTATCAGTATATGACACTATACGACACAAAAAATATAAAACCTGTAACTGAAGAAAATATTTTAAGTAAAACTACAGAATATGATATATTTTCATATTACTTAGGACACAGTTTTATAGTTAATTCTAAATTTAATAGCCCACTAAGAAAAGATAAAAATCCTTCTTTTGGTATATTTGTATCTAAGATAACAAATTCTTTATTATTTAAAGACCAAGGTATAGGAGAAACTGGAAATTGTTTTAAATTTGTACAATTAATAGAATCTTTGAGCACCTATAAAGAAGCATTAGAAAAGGTAAATGACGATTTAAATTTAGGACTATTAAATAGAAGCAAAAAAGGTATAGATGTAAAATATAATTATAAATCATCTAGAACCAAAATAGAAATAAAGACTAGATATTTCACAGAAAATGATGATGAATATTGGAATCAATATAATATATCTAGAGAGACATTAAAACAATATAAAGTAAAACCTATATCATATATATGGGTTAATGACACTCTTTTACCTTGGAGATATTCAAAAGAATACCCCATGTATGCATATCAAGTTTATAATAAATTTAAAATATATAGACCAAAGAATGCAAATAAGGAAAAATGGCTTACTAACTGTACTTTATACGATGTTCAAGGTTATGAACAATTACCAAAGTCTGGAGAATTACTTATAATAACAAAGTCATTGAAAGATGTAATGGTATTAAACGAATTAAATTATACTTCAGTATCTGCAAATAGCGAAAACTCTGTAATACCTAAAAAAATAATGTATGATTTAAAGAAGAGATTTAAAAATATTATTATATTCTTTGATAATGATAGTAGTGGTATAAAAGGAGCTGAAGAATTTTGTAAAACTTACAATTTAAATAGTATAAAAATAAGTACAGATAAAAAAGTAAAGGATATAAGCGATTTTATAAAAAAATATGGTAAAAAACAAACTGAAGAATATTTAAAAAAATTATTAACAAATGATAAATAATATAAACTTCTACAAATCATTACAGTCGGATTATGAAAAATCTACAAAAATTATTTACTTAAATCCTTTAAATGATATTTTATTAAAAATAAAAAAATCTGAAAAAGGTAGTAGTAATAAAATAATTAAGGCGTTACTTCCAAATGATCAATATTTAATAAAGAAATCTTATATAAATGATGATCACCCTAATTTTATAAATATAAAAAGAAAGAAAGATGGGTCTTTAATGATAAGTTATTTAACTATTAAAGATGTAAAATCTAAAATATTAAATAAATATATTAAAGATAAATTTAAATTATTATTAAAGGATGATTTTAATATCAGAAAAATACTCTCAAATAAAGAAGATTTATCTGTAAGAACTTGTATTTCATATAATAATGTACTTAGTAGTAAATTGTATACTTTTAGAAACTTTAGACCATCTGAAATTTCAGAAGATAGATATTTTAGTTATTTAAGTAGTATGTATATAAATATGTATGAAGAACTATCTAATATTATACATACCAATACTAAAATACTTTATAGTATTAATGAAATGCAAAAAAATAATTTTATCTTGTTAAAGATACTATACAATAGTATTATTAACGATACAAATTATATTGAAGATGTTAAAGAATATTATGGATTAAATTCTAAGGAAACTAAATATATAAATTCCAAACTTGATAGTAAATCATTTGAATTATTAAACTTACTAAAAAATATAAATTTATACAAAGATTCTTCTATTAGAAAACAAATTAAACCCGGCAAGTTCATTATAAAATTATTTAATAAAGGAATTTATAAACCTACAGAAATAGAAGATTTCGTAGAACTATTATCATCAGAATTTATTGATATTTCTAAAGATGATATAAAAATAGTTAGAGGTCCAGCTATACCTTATTATTATAATGAAATAAATTGTTCATACTATAAAAATTACAATAAAAAACGCAATAATGCGTCTTACTCAACACTGGATTTATTACAAGGTACTATAAATAATCAAGAAGATGGTGCGCAAGTAGAAAATAATTTAGGTGGGGGACAATTACATAATAGTTGTATGCGTCACAATAGTTGTACAGACGAACAATTAGATTTATATGTAGATAATCCAGATACAATAGGGATGTTGATTTTATTTGATTATGATAAAAAAGTTGCAGGTAGATGTATAATTTGGACAGATGGTAAAACTAATATGTTTGATAGAATCTACGCTGATAACAATTCTACAAGACATAAAATGTATAAATGGTTATTAAACAATAACTACATTAACGTATCTAACAGTAATAAAAATTATAGCGGACTTAATAATAATAACAAAACAACAGGAATTCCTATAAAAAATTGCATCTATGAAAAGTATCCATATTTAGATACATTTAAATATATAGATTTAAAAAATAAGAAATTATTAACTTATCATGAAATGGATAGTTATGAATCTGATAAATATTTATATTCAATAAGTAGTGGGGGACTTTCAGAGGTAACTAAATATTATACTACTAGTAATTTGATGGCTGAAAAACTGAATACAACAGATTATATAAATAATACAATAAGAAATTATAATCAAAAAAATAAGAATATTAAAAATATATTAAAAACTGAAGAATCTTCAATATTTAAAATTAAATTACATAGATATGCAGAAAATTCTGAAGATGATATAATAGATTATATTCATATATATAGCTGGAATATGAATAATACAGATAGAATGACTAAATCTTTAAAAAATAATGAAATACCTAATGGTATATCTGTTCTAAAATATTCTATAAGAAATGGTACTATTACAAGCAAAAAACATAAAGTTGATAAAACGTACAAAAAAACTATTGAAAAATTAGGTATCATTAATGAACAAAATAATTTAAAATCTAATAAATTAAATAAAGAAGATGCCAATAAAGCTCTTGGAAATTTAATGGGTGAATATTACGATAAACACGTTAAATATAGTCCATCTTTTATAGATTTACCTAGGACATATATGAATTCTTTTGGCCAAATATTTTAAAAATTTATGATTAAAAATAATGTTTAATTTAGGACTATTAATAAAAACTTTATCTGTGCAATCGAAATCTAATGACGATTCTAACATGATAAAGTTTGTGAAAAATTTCTTATCAAAAAATAAAATAAAATATAAGGAAGATACATATGGAAATATATATGTTACTAAAGGAAAAAGCAAATCTTATGCCTGTGTAGTAAGTCATATGGATACCGTACATCCTATGATAGATAAAGAATATTTTAAAATATTTAAGTTAAAGGATATACTTTATGCTATGAATGTAGAACTGGGAGAACAAGTTGGTATTGGCGGAGATGATAAAGTGGGAATATATATAACTTTACAACTATTAAAAGATTTAGATAATATAAAAGCCGTATTTTACAGAAATGAGGAAATAGGTTGTTTAGGATCTAAACATTCTATACAACATGAAAAATCTTTTTATAACGATTGTAATTTTATTTTACAATGTGATAGAAAGTATAAAAGTGATTTTATAACTAGATCTGGTGGAACTAAAATGTGTAGTACTGACTTTATAAATTCTGTAACTCCTTATATGGAGAAATATGGATTTAAAGAAGAGACGGGAATAAGTACAGATGTAGATAAATTAGTAAAAGGAGATGTCGGAATATCGTGTGTTAACATAAGTTCCGGGTACTATAGACCCCATACTGATACTGAAATAGTTAAAATTTCAGAAGTACTAAACACATTTAATTTTGTAACTGATATAATAAATAATTTAGGTAATACTAAATTTGAATACAAATATGTACCAACTCCCACATATAGTAATTTTGGAAATTCATTTACATATCCAATAAGTAGGAAAATATATTTTGATAAAATAGTACCAAAATACATATATCAAAATATTAAATTGTCTAAATATCCAGAATTTAATATTATAAATAGTAATAAAAATGAAATTGAAAATTCCTATGAATATTCTTTAAAGGATGAAGAACAACTAATACCAGTAAAAGGTATTAATTGTAACATTTGTAAAAGTAAAGATACAATGATATACTATCCTAAAGATGATATATTCATGTGTAAAAAATGTGGCAAAATATTAAACGATGATACGAATTTAAAAAAGAATGAACAAATAGATAATTTATATCACAAACTGAAAATAACTTCTAAAGGAGAAGATTTTGTTTTTAATAATTTAGCAGTTTGTTGGATTAAAAAAGATGATTCCGAATGGAGTTCTGTATTAGGCTCATATATGCCTTTAGATGAAGATAGATATAAATTAGCTTATTAAAAACATACCTACTTAAGTTGTAGGTATTTTTACTACTAAATTTATGAGTAAAAAGAAATCTAAAAATAAAAAAGTAAAAAATGCTACTCCATTATTTTATGATGGTATAAAATTTAAAAGTAAATTAGAAGTATACTGTTATAATAAATTAAAAGAAAATAACATAGAAGCTCCATATGAAGAAAATACTTTTGTAATAATTGATGCCTTCGTATATAATGATGAGAAAGTAAGAAAAATGACATACAAACCTGATTTTGTAGGTAAAGATTTTGTAATTGAATGTAAAGGAAAGGCTAATGATGCTTTTCCATTGCGTTGGAAAATTTTTAAACGCTATTTATTTGATAATAATTTAAATTACAAATTATACTTACCTAGAAATAAAAAGGATGTAGATGCAGTCATTGAAGATATAAAAAATCATTATAATGACAGAAAAACAGTATTACAGTGAAAAGAAAGTATCTAGTACCTCATTAAAATGGTTTGAAGATGAATCTCCTTGGTATTTTAAAAATATGCTAGATAAAGAAATAGTACAAGAAAAATTAAGTTGGTTCGATACTGGTAGACAAATACATATGTCTATTTTAGAACCAAAAGAATTTGACATTAACTATATTTATTTAGATTATAAAATACCAAAAAGTGAAAATCAAAAGAAATTCTGTGAAATTTATATAGATAATATAAATAAATATACAGATAAAGAAAGGAGAATACTATCTTATGAACGATCTTATAACGCTGTTGGTAAATCCGAAGATAAGATAAATAAAGAATCTGAGAAACTATATAATACCTTACAGAGTTATATAAAGTACTTAGAAAAATCGAAAGAGTATAAAGAGGTACTAACTAAATCAAAATGGAAATTAATACAAGATTTAAAAAAAGAAGCTTATAATCATAAGAAAGCAAGACAATTATTATTAGTGGAAAATGATTTAGCTAATGTAGAAGAGTATAATGAAATACCAATATTTTGGGAATATAAAACTATTGAAGGAAAAACAGTTCCTTGTAAGTCTATGTTAGATAGATTAGTAATAGATCATGATACTAAAACTATTAAATTAATAGATCTAAAAACTACTAGTAATTTAGGTACTTTTCATAAATCTGTAGATAAATACAAATACTACAGACAATTAGCTTTTTATTGGAAAGCTGTTGAATATGAATTTAAAGACTTGCAAGATTATAAACGAGAAAATTATATAATAGCGCTACGAACTAAAGAATTACCAGAATGTAAAGTATTTGAAATATCAAATAATTTAATAGAATTAGGCAATGAAGAAATTGAAAACCTAATGAAAGATATTTCGTGGCATTTTGAAAACAACTTCTGGAAATATTCAAGAGAGTATTATGAAGGAACAGGAGTTGAAAAATTAAAAGAAGAAAATTAATATGCACGTAAATACATTCAAAAAGTTAATTGAGTTAGGTAATTCTCAAAATAATACATTAAGATTTTTAATGCCTTTAATTTACGAACAAGGTATAAACAGTGATAACACTGTAACGGAACCTTTTATCGGCGCTTATATTAAAGATGCTAAAAATAAAGAATATGATGATAAATTATTATTAGTTTATGATAGTAAAAATGAACTTACAAATAAAGTTAGTGAGGTACTTACTAAATCTAAACATTATTTAGAATCTTATTCTAATGAAAATAATAAATTAAAGGTATTCGTATTTGATATACCTGAAAATAAACAACCAATATTAGAATTATTTAAAGAGGGTAAATACACACAATTCCCTTCATTATATAAAACTAATATAATGAAATTTTGGAATTTGGAAGAAGGTGACGATATGTTTACATATATACTATATGGTGTAGACGAATCACAAATGAACAATAATGTAACAGAACTTACAGAAGAAGAACAAAAAGATACCATAGAAAACGAATTATGGCCTATTCCAGATATGTCAAAAGAAACATTAAAATAATAAAAATAACTCTACAAAACACATTAAATAAACAGACATGAATAGCTTATTAAGATTCACGATGTAAAGTACTAAGATATATACGCCTTAGTTGAAGTTTATAAAGAAAGCTGTTAGGTATACTGTAAGATGAAAAAGGGTTTATAGTAGTCTTACTTAATACGAAAGTGCAAACCAGAAACCCTGAGTAGAGTTATTTTTAAAACATTAATGCAAGACTATTCCTGAATCCTCAGACAGTTGAGGTAGTTGTCGAAAGACAAAGCAACTGCTCCCACCAATGACAGGATGAAAAGGAGCATGATGTCTTGCATAAAATATTGGTTTGGTTAAGTTAAGTTGGTTAATTAGAAAGCCCACCGAGGGTAGGTAATATCATAAATTATAATATCCTTCCATAATAGTGTCAATTTGTTTTGTCCATTCAAATTGATACTTTCCTACCCTCACCTTTTTAACCTTATTAAAACAAAAATAAATGAATTGGAGAGAACAATTAAATAGTACAAATACTGAAGAAATTAAAAGATATGGCCAATTGAAAACTTGGTACCCTTATTTAAAGGATGAATTTACTAAACCTTATATGAGGCGTATATCTGCTAAAATAGCCAATTATAAGCAAAATGAGGGACTTTTATGTCCAAGTAAGGGAAATATATTCAGAGCATTCAGAAAGTGCCCATATGAAGCCGTAAAGCTTGTTATTTTAGGTCAAGATCCATACCCTGGTAAAGGAATTGCAGATGGGTTAGTATTTAGTACTAAAAATAAAGAAACGCCTAAAAGTTTGAAAAATATATTTAAAGAATTAACTAATGATTTTCCAGACATAAGATTATTAAGTAATTCTTTGGATAATTGGGCAGAACAAGGTGCGCTACTTATTAATACTGTATTTACTACGCATGCCGGAATATCTAAAGCGCATATCAATTATGGATGGGAAATACTAACTAATAAAATATTAGAATTACTGAATAATCATAATAATTCTATAGTATTTATGCTGTGGGGAAATGATGCTAGAAAATATAAAAGTAAAATTACAAATAAAAAACATTTAATATTAGAAGCGGTACACCCCAGTCCTTTATCAGCAAATAGAGGATTTTTTGGATGCAACCATTTTAAGAAAGCTTATAACTTTATTAAAGATAAATATAATTATGACTTTGATTTTTCAACAAAATAACACATATTAACAATGATTACAGAATCAAATACTTTATTAAATAAATATATGGATACTGTTTCAGTAAGTAAAAACGTAGCTTATAAATTTTTAGAAGATATTATAAGTCAAATGGTAGATCCATATGGTTTATTGTATGAAGACGGTACTTTAGAGTTTATATATGAACCTAGAGGTACTTCAAAGATGTTTAAAAAAATATTATCAACTAATTTCAGCGAAATACTTTCTTTTTTAGGTATAAAATTTCCTAAACCAGATGAATATAGAATGATAAAAGTGAGAGATTTATATGACTGTGTAATAAACAGCAGGTCATTTAATCCTGATATTTATAATTTACAAATACTAAATACTGATATTCCATTTGAAAATACTTTGGAAAGAAGATTAAGATATTTCTTTTACAGTCGTACTAGAAAAATAAAAGAAAAAAATTCTGATAGAGATTATTTCTTATATCCTATAGATGATATATTAGTAAACGAAATAATTAATTATAATTTTCCAGATAAAAAAATAAAAAAATTCATAAATGCACTAGAATTAAAATATTTTAATAATTCCTCACTTACTTATTTAGGGCCAAGTATTATAATGACTTGGATACCAGAATTAAGAGATAAAAGAGTACAAGATATAAACAATCTTGCTAATGCTTTTAAAGAACATATTAATATAATCTACAAAAAAGATTATTCAGAATATGTAGAAGGTGTGGATGATAAAGAACTTAGAAACGAATTTATACAATTTTATATCGACACTAAATAAATTAAAATATACGATTTCATGATTGACAGGGGAGTGGTTACCCCGCAAGTTTGGTTAATTGAAAAAGAAAGGGCAGCCTTAATGACTGCCCTATCTTTATTTGTATGTTTATGTAGTACTTAATTCTTAAACCAATGCATTTGGTTTTCTATATTTAATAATCTAGGTATTTGTTTAGCAACTGGTACCATATTAATAAAATATTTTTCCATCTTCATATGATCTTTCCAAGGACCTGTTTTAAATCTTGTCCAAGGTCTATCATCATCTAATGGATTAAATGCTAATTCTACCATTCTAATAGTATTTTCTATTATAGACATAGCTGCTGCAGGAGATTTAAGTATTCTCATTGCTTCTATAGGATTACTAAAGAAAAACAATTCTGACCTTAATCTTAAAAACTGATATGCAGCATGACTATAAAAAGCTTGTTTAGTTTCATCATCTTCATCACCAGCTAACTTTACAAACAAATTACCTAATATAAATGCTAATACCAATGCTATTGTTTCTGTAACTGTTCTCTTGATATTGGCTCGTTCTAAAGTTGTTAGTCCTTTTAAATAAGCTTTAGCGGATTCATGTTTAAAAGCATTAGCATCTTTAAATAGCCTACCTAAAAAATTATTAAGTAATATACCAGCTGTTTTACCAGCAACTCTACCAGTAGTAATATAAGACCCTTCTGTAAAGAATTCGCCTATTTCATTATATTTAAAAGCTCTAGAACCATCACGATTTTTACGTTTACTAACTTCCCAGCGTCTATTCATTCCTGGTATTACAAATTTTCTAAACATATAACCCATTCTGCCTAATGCAAGTCGTTGTAAAGCAATTTTACCTAATTGAGAGTACTCACCATGCATTCTAGATAGAATACGTTTCATTCTTAATCCTATAATGTTTACCTCTTCTTCAGTTAGTTCAACTCTCTTGTCTAATACTAATTCACCTTTATCATTGACTGAATATGCATCCAATAAACTTAGCTCTTTTCCATCTTTATCTTTTATAATATTACCTTCAGAGTCTCTAGCTTTAATATAATCTAGCATGGCCATCATTGCTCTAGTTTGCATCATATGCTCACCAGCATGAGAAGTAAAGAATAATGTATTAGTCATCATCATTCTAGAGAATTTAGATGATTTTCTCATAGCATCGTCACTACCATAATCATTTAATACATCAAATCTTTCAGCTAATAAGTTAACTTTATTTTCTGGTTTTCTAGATCCTATATCGCCTAATATGCCAACTAAATTTTTAGCATATTCCCTAGAAGCTTTCCTATAATTTTTCATAGTATAGAATTCGCCAGCAAAAGATTCTGCTATTTGCATAGTCTCCCCCAGCATTGTATTAGCAGTACCTTGAACGAAGTTAATACCTAGCATATTAAGTGCTGTAAATCTATTTAAAGCATCTGCTGCTTTAGCTTTATCTATACTAGACCCAAATACAGTCCAAGTACCTTCATCTTTGGCCATTTTACCATACACAACGGATTCCACCCAATCGCCTAATTGTGCAGCTATTAATGATGAAGCTCCTGATTTAGTTAACTCCCTGTTAATAAGTGCTTTATTAGCATTTTTAATTGGATTTGCATGATTATCTAATTTAACTATATCTCTATTGTCTATTAAAAATTTAGTAAGCTCTAAATCTGATAAAACTTCATTAGTATTTTTATATGTAACACCCATTTTATATCTATTATAATATATAGATGCTATATCAAATGATTGATCGTCAACCGGTATTTCATTACTGTAAAATACAGGTAAGAATAATTTAGGATTATTACTTTCATCAACTAATTCCATTATTTCTCCACCTGCCATTTCACCTTTTTCTACATCATAAGGTTTTAAAGATACCCATTCACTAGTTATTTCTTTAGTAGATTTGTATAGACCTTGTCTAGATTGTAATCTCTCTATAAAACTTTTAGCAATTCCTGGTAATCTAGTACCTAATCTATGTTGATAGGGTAAAACTTGATCTATTTCATTATTTGTTTCTACAATAAAATCATAGAATTTTATCCTAGGATCAGTTTGTACACCATCTACTAACCCACGTTTTCTAAGTGATTGTAATTCATCCCATTGTGGATTGTGCCAATTTGTAATACTTTTTTCCCATATTATTTGGCCTGAATTTTTAATTTCTTTTACTTTTCTACCTTCTTTAACAGGGTCTCTAAAATTCCATATATTTTGAGAAATCCATTTTTGAATATATCCAGCTGCTTGATGTTCATTACCTTTAAGTACCTTACTTAAATCTTTTTCAGCGTACCTAGATTTATCATTTTCTACGACTCTTTCAAATTCTTCATAAGTTAATATGCCGCCATCCATAAGTTCTTTCATATAATCATACTTTGCTTGATTAAGATCCTTATGATGAGTAATAATATTCATTTTTCTGTACTTATAAAGAACATTTTCTTTAGCAGTTTCATTCATTCCTTCAAGTTCATTAACCATTCGTTTAACTCTCTCATATTCAGTTTTAAAACTGCTCCTAAATTTATCTATATAATGCCCAGTTAATTTACCATCTTCATCTCTTTCTAACATAAAACTATAGAAGGATTCTTCAGATTGATTGGCCTTTTTATTTTGATAATTTTCTAAATCTCTTAATAAACCAACTAATTTATCCCTATATTTAAGTCCTTCTAATCTAGAATTTTCTAATTGCAATGCATATGATTTTACTAACGTACTGATAACCATGTCATCAGAATTAAGTACAGTATCAGCCCATCTGGCTATATAAGATATATCAAACGCACCTTTTTCTAGTTCAGCTTTAAATATAGCAGTAGTACGATCTTCAATAGTTCCTTCAAATTCTTTCATTCTATTTGAAATATACGTATTCATAGATATATCAGCTTTTTCTTTATCTGATAAATTACGCCATTCTCTTTCAAATATAAGCCTATATTCAGATTTTATTCTAGTACTTTTTTGTGCAAATTTATCTACTATAACATTCCTACCATCTTCTAATATAAACTGATCTATTTCATCAATTTGATCTGATGTATTACTTAATTGTTTAAGTATTTTCTTAAGTTGTTCATCATCAACATCTGAATGCCTATCTACAATAGTTTTACGAATTGCCTTAACGATTCTAAATCCATTAACATAATCAGCCCACTGTATTAAATGCTTGGAGTCTATTGCTTCTTTATCTCCCTTTTTATAAGCTTCTCTAGCTTTTTTAAAACGGTTATAAACACTATTAATTTGGCTAACAGCCAAAGCACTAAAATCTAATAATACATCTAAATCAGATTCTTCACTCTCCAGTACTTCTAATCTTTCTCTAAGTTCAGCAATCTTTTCTTGATTGTCTCTACGTTTATAAATTTTTATTTTATTTTGTATAGAATCTATTGCTTTTAAACGTAATTCATTTTCTTCAGAAGATATTGTAAAAGTCTCTTCTATATATTTAGGTACTTTACCAATAACTGTTTGTTTTTCAGCTTGTTCAGGATCATCTTCTTCAGGGTTCTTTTTCTTATCACGTTGTTCATAAGCTTCTCTAGAAGGTCTATTAGTACGTTCTATATACTGTTCACCAACAACCATATTAGCTAATCTTCTAACAGTTGATTTTTCTATTTTAAGTACTTGTTTAACACGTCTAAAAAAACGCATTAACCACCTTTGCCATTTAGGTCCTTTTTCAGCTATTTCTCGTTCGTTGAATATCTTAGCAACTTCTTCACCAATAGCTTGTGCTAATATCTCTTTTTTAAGTTTATGATTAGTTATATCTTCAGCTAAATCAGGATATCGTTCTAATACCCTTTTTTCTATTTTTGAGCCCTCTAATTGTTTAAGGCCTTGTTGTACTAAGGTATTATTTAAACCCCCTATTAAATCGACTAATAAGTGCCCAAATTCGTGCCCTAACGTATCTCTAGTCATTAGATTAGGATTAACTCTTATAACAGAACCACCAGCCTCTAAAAGGCCTAATTGGGGTATATTAATGTCTTCTATTACTTGTCTGACTTCAGGAAATACATTGAGCATTATCTCTTTTTGTCTATTAAATTCTTCCCTATACTTATTAGATTCTTTTACTCTAGGCTGTAAAGGCTTAGAATCACCGGCTCTTTGCTCATATTCAGTACTTTGTCCTTGTTTTAATAAATTATTTGGATTATAAGGTACTGTAGTTTGAATTCTAGTAGTCTTTTTATTTCTAATATTTGTCGGCTCAAATTTAAAAGTACTAAATTTAGCTTCAGGAGAATATTTACTATAAAGATCTTTAACTTTTTGAGTAGCTTTTTTCGGATAAAATCCTATTTTCTTTTTAACCCATTTTCCTTTATCATTCTTCTCCCAATCTTGAACAAGCCCTTCTCTATTTTCAATACCCCATACAAATGGATTATGAGTATCTGTCATTAACTCCCACTCGCCTTCTCTATTTTTATACATAGTGAGATCATCTGATAGCTTGTCATTTTTTCTCATTTGATTAAACAAATCAGAAGGTACCTTTTTAAAAGATGGTTTTTTATACTTATCAGCTGTAGAAATGGATTTAATGTCAGATTCTGTAACCATATTTTCCAATTCATTAATTGTAGGAAATCTGGTTTCATTATTCTTATATTGCCACAAAGCTACTTTAACCCTTAATATATGAGGATTATAAGTAGACTTTTTTTGCAGTTCTTTAAATTCTGGATGATTTGTATTTATACAATGTAACATAAATATTTATATTAAAATGGTGGGCAGTAAATAGTTTCCCAAATTAAAGCTTGTTGTTCTTCTTTAGTAAGTTCATTAAACTCCTGCATACTTATACCAGGCATATTACCTGCTGTTTCTAAAGCTTCTAACCACGCTTCCCAACTAGGTTCTATAGATTCATGACCTGTTTCAGCATCAGTTATAAATGGAGACTCTTCTTGTTGTTCATTTAAAACATCAAAATCTGTTTCTATATCTATATCATCATTTATCAACCCTTCTACCTCCATAGGCCAAGCCGTAACTAATTTACCAGTATTAGTTTTAAATTGCGGTAATCTAGTTTCTATTTTCTCTAACCATTTGCCTTCATTAGTTTGTTTACCACCAATACTAACCATTTCTGTCTCACCAGTAACAGTGGCTTCAAATGAATTTTTATAAGTATCGTATTTAATACGTACTTTTCTACCTTTATTATCTCTAGCTAAATCTTTTACAGTATAAAATGATCCTTGTGTTGCTTTTATATCAGAAATATTTTCTAATCCTAAAAACTCCCTCAAATTGACTATTTCATTAGCACTAACTTCTATATTATCATCTGATTTTAATTTAGCAGAAATTTCAGCATTACTTATATTAGAGTATTCTTCAGCCTCTAAAGCTTGTAATAATACATTGTATACAGTATTACCTAATCTATCACGAATTTCTATGCGTTCTTCTGCTTTAGTACGTTCTCCTTTTCTATTATTATCAACCTCTTTCATTGCCTCTTTACTAACTTTATCATTAAGTACAAATCTATATTGAGTATTATTAGCTTCTAAATTGTCTAAAGTATTCTTAACAACTTTTAGTTCTGATATATCTACAGGTGTAAATTCATCTACTTTATTATCTAAAAATTCTTGTATTCTTTCGTTAGTACCTTTTAATTGCGTGTATATATTATTAGATTTTATAATAGATTTTGATAAACCATATTCCTTAATAGCAAATCCTTTTTTATAGTAACCTTTTTTACTAGTTATTCTATATATAGGATCACCATTTTTATTTCTACCTATATATCTATATAATATTGTTTCACCTGTATGAGTACTAGCAAAATATGGTGCATATATAGGATTATTATACTCATCATACCCTCTAAATAAATCTGAATTTTCATTATGTATAAAACTAAGTATAAAAATCTTACCTTCTCCAAAGGACTCATCTATAGAAATACCCTCAAATGAATCTACTATAGGAACTAATCTTTTAGTTGATTCATTAGAAGCTTTATGTCTAATCCAAGCATTTTTAAATAAATCATCTAACATCAAAGAGAGTTCAACAGAACCTTCTTCACTATTTAAATTGTTTAAAGTCTGCCTAAAAAATTCGCCAAATCCTATATCTTCTAAATAATCAGTAGGCATATACTCAAAAAATGAATACATATTTCTAGATAACCCTGAAGAATAAAATGCATATAATACTAATCCTCTGCCTAATTTTCTAACAGTTTCATCTTCGTGATATATTAAATCAGACCATGATCTGCTCAAATCTTCTTTATCCCATTTCTCTTTTATACTACTATTTTGTACTCTAAGTTTGTCTGGAACATCTGTTTCTTCAGAAAATTCTGCTTGAATTGTTTGTATTAATCTATTTCTTCTTAATTCTGGGTACTTATCTAATAATTCATTTTTTCCTACTTTAAGTTCGTATATATTATTAACTAACCCTTTTTCACTAAAAAATAATTTCTCTACTTTTTTATAATCCATTCCAAGACCATTATCTTCACCAGTAAAAAATTGGGAAGATACCATAGAAAACATTTCATCTTCTAAATAAGAAATTAAAGTAGCGTCATTAGTATATTTATTACCTGTCAGCTCTAATACTTTAGATAAAACACTTTTAAACGCTCTAGTATTAGTCACTGTTAAACCACCAAATAATTGCTCAGATAACCCTATACTATTTTCATAGTAAGTACCGAGAAAAGTGTCATTAAATATTTCAAAGGCGCCGTCTATTGCATTTGTATCAAATACCTTATCGTAAGTATTAGTAAATGCTTTCATTTCAGCATTATTCTTACCGTATCCTTTAGTATCGGTTCTAGATGCCATAACTAATTCATTTAAGTAATTAGCTTGTTTATCTAACTCTTGAAATAATTCTAATATTTTTAATTGTGTTTTATAATATTTGGCATCTTTTGTAGTATTATTATCAATACCATTTATAAGGGTTTCCATATCCCATAAACTATCAGGTAATTTTATATTCCTACTTTTTTTATTTTCTTTATACAGAGCGTTTTTAAATAACTCTTCATATTTTTTTCTAACTGCAGTACCTGGGTTAGTTTTAGAAGTTACTAATCTACCTGATTTTAAAGCAGCCTTATAAGTTAACTCCTTCAATATAGGTTGTGCTAAGAAGTAAAAAGTTTTTTCTCCAACACCTGATCTAATTAATAAATTGGTTATTGAATATGTTCGTTTATTTACATTTAGATCAAATATATAAGGATCTTTAGCAATATCCACATGTGCATTAATAAGAGCTGATAACCAATCTAGTATATAATTACCTTCAGAATCTTTTATTCCAGATAAATCTGTATTTCTCTTAGAATTTACATTACCTATTTGTATATTAGTTTTCAATCCTAAACCTACTATTTGACCTAATATATGATGTACATTATTAAGTGCAAATGGGCCAATTCCAAGTTTCCCACCGGAATATTTTCGTTTAACTTCTTCTTGATATTCTGGAGATAATTCATATAAACTAGGAGTAAGCTCTTTCTCTAAACCTTCTAATTTCCTAATATATTTAGATATATCTTCAACCATTGAAGTAGATGCATCTAATGGAGTAGTCATATTAATAAAACTATACTTACTTCTTAATATAATCATATAAGCATCTAAAAGTTTATTTTCAACAGCTTTAGAAGTATTTTGTTCTATTAATGATCTTTGACTAAAGTCTTTTAAATTCTGTTTAACCCATCTGGTAATTATTCTATCAATTGCTTTTTCTCGTATATCTCTAATTCGACGAATAGTTTTATTTCTATCGTTCATCATATCATATAAAGCACTTTTTAATTCTTTAGCGTCTAATAAGTCATCTCTCCACAGTTCTTCATTTTCATAATCTAAATCTATATATTCTTCTAATTCACCTATTTTTAATTTCAATTCGTCAATTTCAGATTTAGTCATTTCATTTTGAGCAGCTTCTTCACGTATTCTTAATGAAATGCGCTTATTTATTTCGCCTATTTCATCGCTTAATATCTCTTCTGCATATTTTCTAGCACGTTCCTCTGTAGTACTATTATTATCATCTAAATAAGGTGTTTTTACAACATCTGTAATTTCTTTACCAGTCTTATCATAATTATATCTAACAGCATATAACTTATCAATATCAAAGTCAGATCCTGTAAGCGTGGTAAATTCTGCAGGAAGTATAATAACGTCACCAACATTTTCTGGTAATAGTCCAACAACTTTCATATATGAAACAGAATTCATACCCTGTGTAGGAATACGATAACCTATTATTTCTGGATTATTTTCTACAAATTTTTTCTTTTCTTCAAAAGAAAGTTCTGAATAATTTGGTATTATATGCTTAAACATATTTATAGATACTATACATTCCATAGGCATAGTATCGCCTGTTTCTTCATTAGTTCTATAGAATTTTAATTCGTTAGTACCATTTTCAAACCAATCAACTTTATTCTCAAAATTATCTATATTTTTATCTGAAACAGTTTTTAATCCAAAATTAGACATTTGAATAAATGAACCGCCTGGAAGCATTAAATCTACAGCATGCTTATTTATCATAGATATAAACCTACTATAAATCCATTTTCTTTCCGGTAATGCGTCAAATGGAAGTTTTATTTTACCATCTTCTATAATCAGAGCTCTTACAATATTATCAGACATTCCAGATTTTCTAGCATCTTCTCTAAGCATTTTTAGTAACTTAGAAGAATCTAATTTACCACCTTCTATAGTAACGCCTAATTTCTTCAATAATCTTTCTTTACCTTTTTCTGATAAAGCTGATACTGATTCCATTACAGTATTTATAAGATCTTGTCCAGACACTCCCTCTTTATAGGTAGCATTTTTATCTATATTAGACATTATAATTTTCTTAACCTGAGTACCAAATAATGTATCTTCAGATAAATGTGGGTCGGTAACTAGCTGTTTTCTTAAGTACTTAAATTTTTGAGGGTGATATTCTAAATCACGTTCATTAAAATCGGTAATTTCAGTTTTAAACTCATCTCTATAATAATTAAATCTACCCATATTACCCACTTTAACAGCCGTATCATGTTTTATAGCTTGTATAGATTCTTTATCAGTATAGTCATAAAGTGTATTACCGTCTTTATCTACTTTTTTACGAGCCCCCATTCTATCAGCCAAACGTTCTAAATCAGTACCTTCTACAACACGTCTAAATAATGGAGCCATAGACATTTTATCAAAAATAGGTACGCCTAACCCATCTCTATATTGAATTTCAAAATATACAGTTTTAAGTACAGGCATAACTAAATCTAATGCCTTCTTTTCGTCCTCAACACTAGGTTTTTCTTCAGATTCTAATATATCAAAAGCTTCTGACATTTCATCAGTAAATTCTCCCCATCTAATCATTAATGATTTAGCCATACTTGGGGAAATGTATACTTGAGCGTCTGTAGGATCTGTTTTTCTATAATTTTTTAAATTCTTCTTAACTAATTTATCTGCAACATCTTCAGTAAGTCCTTCTGTTTCTACATAATATTTTAAATGCCTTTCATATAAAGAATTATAGTACACAGAATCTATTTTATCAGTATTTAATGTAGCTGCATTATAAGTGTATTTACCATACAATTCATGATCTTCTGAAAAATTAGTTCTAGTATTAGTACCAGTAGATGTGGCTACAGAAATTCGTTTCACTTTATCAGCATTTATTTTTTTAGATGTGTCACCTTTATAAAAAGCCACATCGCCAGAAAATATCATCTCTGTCTCTATACCTGCTGCTATAGTATTTGCAGTATAATCCGCTAAAGTTTTATAAATAGCGGCTATTGTAACGCCATTATAATTCTCTTTAGATAATTTTTTTAATTTTTCAGAATCAAGTAGTTCGTTGGAAACTATGGAATTATTATTACCGGTATTTATTATACCTAATTTACCAACCATACTTATGGTATTATCAATATTTCCTTCTAAAGCATTTATTATTTTTTCCCTTACTTTAGTAAAACCTTCTTTACCATTAAATACTTTGAAGTGTTGAAATTTAGTACCGTTACCAGCATATTTACCATTTCTGTACTTAAATATTTTATAAAGCCCCCTATCCATTTTTTCATAATAAATAGCGTCGCCTTTATTATTACTTATCTTATAGTGGAAATTTTCAACTAATCTAGAAGTATCTATAGCACCTTTATTATTAAAAGCTGCTTCTATTTGTTCTTTAGCTAATTCTATTCTTTCATTTTCAGCTTCAGCATACTGCATTAACACATTTACAACTTCTGAATTGGGATCTATAGATATATTACCAGAATCATCTACATTTATATCACAAGATAAAGGATCTACGCCTTTATATAAATAATAAGTACGCCTATCGGCTAAAGTAGGCATTGGCAACATACCATTTTGTATAGCTGTAATTTTAAGTAGTATGTTTTCTATATCATTTAATGATGTATATTCTCTACCTGAATCAGCTGCATTTAGCTGTATAAATCCTGAAAACGTATTAATACCAAAATTTCTACGTTTAGTCGGTGATATTTTAAGACTATTTAATATATAAGATTTAGATGAATATACAGAACTTAACATTTCATCTAATTTCTCTGGATTACTATTCAATTCCCTTATTATATCTGTAACATAAGTATTTTGTGTATAAGAATAATAAGCATTACCACCCGGACCTAATACTGTAGAAGACATTTCTTCAGGTTTAGTAAGAATATAAGCTTGCGCTATCTCATCTATTACCTTTTCATCAGTAAATACGTCTTTACCAGTTAATGTCTTTTTACCAACTTTAATTACTTGGCCTTTAGACATTTTAACTAGAGAACTTTTATCTGAAAATAAATTAGCTACATCTTTTAATACAAATTCTGAAAAAGCCTCTTCCCTAGTCTGAACACCCTTTTTAGATGCTAATATTGTATTAAGTACTGTATTATCTAATGGTATTGCTAATTCATTAAATATATCTATTAAGTTATTAAAATGCTTATCAAAGTTTTCAATAGTACCCCTTTTACCATAAGCTCTGGCATCCGGTAAGATGTCTTTAAATCTATCAGATAAATTTTGTATTTTTTCTTCAGATAGTTTTCTGTACTTACCTTCAAACATATTACTATCATAGAATATTTCATTCCATTCCCTTACTAACTTCTTAGATACCTTTTGAACATCAGTACTCTGAAAATTAAATACCGGCTTGCTATCGACTAATTCATAAGTTATATCTATAAATTTGTGTTTAGCAGACTTTAAACTCACTTCAAATTGAGTTCTAAGTAATTCACCTTCTTCCGATAATCTTTTGTATAATGTTTTATAAGGCGCATAATTTTCACCCATTTTATTTAAAAAATCCATCATTTCATACGCATCTTCAAAATTATGAAGATCATTTAGAAGTCTATTAAATGTCGGATTAAAATCTACAAAGGAAAACATTCCTGTAAAATCATCCCTACCTTCTGGTAAAGTCATTACCATTAATTTAACAGCTGATAAAATATTATCTTTAATATCTGTTTCATATGGTGCTTCATCATATCTAACTAAATCTAGACCTTTGTCTAAATCATCTAATTCATCTAAATTTTTATATACTTTTAATTGTGTTAAATAACTTTCAGACAGTCTAACAAATTCATCAAAATTATCTAATATGGCATCAAATACTTCTACTTTACTAGTATTACCCTCTGCTTCAAATGCTCCACGTAATTCAGCTATTTTAGATTTTACATTGCTATATTTAATATTAGATAAATCGGTTAACGTATGAACATTATTTAAAGCAAATGACAAATATACAATATTTTTAGTAATAGATCTTATTTGCTCTGCCGTAAAATTAGTAGTGTCTCTAAGAAATGTTATACCATCTTTTCTATATAAATCAGAATCATACTTTGGTTTAGCATTTTTAAATTCACCTTTATTTATAGCTTCAAATACTTTTTCTATTTCAGTATCTGATAATATATCAAATTCAGATTTATTAAACCACTTAATCAAATTATTCCATAAATCCTTAAAGAAGTCTGCTATTTTTTTGGGTAAACTACGTTCAGCTTTTGCTTTATTTTCAGTTAAAACATAATTTCTAAATTCTTCAGCTAATTTCTCTTCAACTTGTCTATCTGAAGCATTCTTTAAATTATAACGTTTTCTAGCAGGATTATATAATGATTGCCTTTGTTCTTCAGTTAAATAACCTAATGATACTCTGTGAAAAGCTTCATGATATAAAGTACCCTCTTCTGCTACATTAGATAATAATATAGCATCTTTAGTCAATGCGCCAAACCCTACTTTACCGTTTATATTGATTAAACCATCAACTAATTGTACAGAATCGTCAGAAAGCCGCTTTTTAAGCCATTTAAGCTCTTTTTTAGTATCCGCTAGTGTATAACGTTTACCAGCTAGTGAACGTTCCCTAAATGGGCTTAATTCATCTAATATGTCGTCTGAAGACTTTTTAGAGTCTTCCTTAGGCTTTTCTTCTGCAATTTCAGGTTTTATCCTAGGAGTATCTTCAGCTCTAGTTTTATAATTGTAAGGATTCATTACAACTACAGGAGCATGAAATGGTAATCCTGGAGTTAAATCTGTTTTAATAAGACCGTTGCTTATTACAAATGAATCATATAATTGACCGCGTTTACCTTTAAGACTGCCTATTTTAAAGTCTTTCTTAATCGGGCGTGCCAATTTTTTACCTACTATGACATAATTTTTTCTAGTAGTTGCCCATGTAATAAATTGTTCTATGTCCTTATCTGTACGTTTTTTAGGATCTATAGCCAATTTACCGTTCTTACCAAAATAAATTACTTTATTTTTTACATATAGTTGCTTATCTAATAAATAAGGTATAGGAGTTTCTTTATTATCTTGCCTAGTAAAATTCTCACCTTCTAATACAAGTAACTGTATTACTTCACCAACCGTTAAGTTTTCAACTTCATCTCCTGGATATACTGTACTTCTACCACCTTTTGAATCATATGCTACTATTAATGCTTTTAATAATATTTTAGCATGCTCCCTAGATAATTTAGTAGGATTAAGCATAACTGGGAAAAGCTCCCCATTACAAGTTTCTTTAGTTGCATAAAATATAGAACCTGGACTAGGGGCACCTATTGAAGGAATTACATTATCAGTACCATCAACTATAGTACTTGTATTATTAGAAATAGATAAACGCATATCCTTCAAAGGTTCTTTGAATACAGCCGTTAGTTTAGAATTTCTATTAGGATCTGATGGAGATACCGTATTAGGATGGCCCATTGTTTTACTTAAATCCTCTATACGTAATTTTTTACCTTTAAATAAGTCTTTTAGCAATCTTCGCCTAACACCTCTAGCTTCTATCCATAATTCACGTTTATATTTTATTATGGCATCTTCTCCTTGTTCAGCTATTTTCTTAGGTATTCGTACATTCCACCAATTAGATACATGATAATATAAAGGTTTGCCAGGAACTTTATTTCCCTCAGCATCTTTCATTACCATTCTAATAGGCAATATATCTACTAAATAACCAAATTCTGTATCACTACCTGCTTCTAATAAAGAATCTAGTTCTTCATCAGTTAAATTACCCTCTTGAATACGCTTCATTTCCTTAGGATATTTTTTCCAAGGGTCTTTCTCAGTCTGTGTTTCTGGATAAGTTAAATCTGATGCGAAAGTTACTTCTAAATATTTACCCTTTAAACTATTTTCAGGTTTAGATACCCATTCATCAAATTCTGAATTCTCTTCATACTGATAAGATACAGCATCTGCAACTGCCCGCAATCCACTTTCAGGTAATGTAGCATCTGGTTGTTTAACTCCGGATATTTTTAATTCGCCTTTACTAACTGGATCTAATCCTTCTAAAGTATCTTTAGGCCTATCTTGCCTACCAGGTGTAGTATCATCAAAAGTCTCTTCTGCTTGTCTTTCAGAAGCATCTTCTGCTTTATCTTCTAATATATCAGATTGTTCCTTAGGTGATTCTATGCCCTGTTCATCTGTTTCTTGCGCCTCTTTTGCTCGTTTTGTTTCAGAGCTTGGTACTTCTGCTGCGGACTTAGATTCATTAATTTCCGCTGGAGTTGCGGATTCAATAATGTCATTAATTGAGTTAAGTTCATCTTTTAATTCTTTTTTATTAAGTTTATCACCTTGAAAGTCTAAAGTTTTAACTAAATCAGCAAAATTTGCTAAATTATCATTTAATTCCTTATGAAATACTTCTAATATTCTGTCATTAAGTGTCTTAAAGTAACCTTTGCCTGTTTCAGGATTAATAACACGCCACATGCCATCTATATTATATACAGCATATCGTTTACCTGTATTAGATTCTGGGTCTTTTACATAAATAAAATCTTCATTGCCTTCTTTAATAATACCTAATACGTTATTCCTAAGTTCTTCAATCGTATAAATAGCATTAGCTAAGTCATATACTAACAAAGGATTGGTTATAGACACCAACTTATTATCGTTGTTACGCAATCTAATTTCTACAGGGTTACCATTTTTATCCTCTACTATAGCATCAGTAGGAATGTAATTAGTATTTTTAAGTTCAGTACCATTAACTGATAATTTATTATGCTCTACTACTTGTACATCAAATGCAAAATTCTTAAATACCCTTATACCATTTTCTTTAAGGGTGCCAGACAATTCGCCTAATTTGACCTTATTACCATTAATATCTGTAAATATAATATTTTCATCTGTACGACTTAATTCACCTACTTTACCATTATATATAATCGGTATAAAATCTATTAATATATAGTCCTCTAATAAATCTGATATAGACATTTCATCATATTGAGGATCACCATATTCTTCTAACAGTAATTCATTTACAGCATCTGTACTTAGCCCTTCTTCAGTAGTAGATAGTATTTCTTTTATTCTATCTTTTATAATAGATTTATAAGATTCTTTTCTATTAGATCTATTCTCTACTTCAGTTTCTACATCATCTATAGTACCCTGTTTTAAAGTAGTTAATTTTTTAAACTCTTCAAATTCTTCAGTACTCATAGGAATTTCATAATCAGTAGCTACACTTTTAACTATATGCAGATCATCTTTTTTACCGGTGTATTCAAATTCGTCACCTTTTTCGTCTACATAAACATTACCTAACGGCTCTATATCACCAGTTTCGACATCTTCTGTAGAAAATCCCCTATCTTGAAATTCTGTTGAAGAAAGTACCTCTAACTCACCCGTCTCTAAATCTCGTACTCTATGCTTTTTATTTCTATAGCCTATATAATTATATCGTTTACCTTCTCTATCTGTAAGTATAGATGGCTCTGTTTCAGCTTTTGGTTTTTCAGGCTCTTCTTCTGTAGGTATTTCTGTAGTAGATTCTTTATCTTTTTCAGATTTATCTTTCAACTTTTGATCAAGCTTATCTATTTCGGATTTATAAGCTGCATAACCTTCTTTTTGTTTTTTTGGACTTACAATATCTTTAAATCTATCTTGAGATTCAGAAATAAGTGTATTAACATCTTCTAAAACCTTGTTAAGCTTTTTAAGTCTATCTTGATTTAATTTAAAATCTCTAGTATCAGATGTTTCTATTTCAGCTATTTCTGCTTCTAAGTCATTCTTTTTATCAGCCCAAAAATTTTGATTAACAGCCTCCATGAAAGAACTAATAAGAAGTCTGTTTTTAAATTGATTAGATGTTTTAGTGCCGTCTTCGAATTCAGGAAATGCTAAATAATTATTTGCTATAGAATCATATATTTTTTTATATAAATCTGCTCTATTTTTGTATTTAAATTTTAAATCATCTACAGTATCTTTATCTAAATAATTGCCTGTTCTTTCTAAATCTTCTACTTCTTGTTGAGCATATAAATCTATTTGATTTTTAAGATGCTTAAGGCCATCTTCCTGCGAAAGGAAATTTAAAGCTAAACTAGCAAATCTCTCTTCCCTTAAAAATTCAAACATTGTCTCATTACCAGCTTCTGCTGCAGCAATTGAGTACCCAATATTAGATAAAGTGTTTATAGTACTATTAAATGCCTGTTCTATTTTTCCGTAATCTAATTTAGGCGTTGGTCTATCTTGTGTTTCATCTAATACTACAGCACCAGTTTTAGAGTCTCGTTCATAAAAATCTTGTATTTGATTTTCATAACCTGCCAAAGTTAGCCCCATAATAGTTTGTGTAGAACGTAACCCAGCTCTTTCTGCTTTAGCTTTTTTAACACCGCCATAACCACCTGGTATAAGACCTATTAATGAACCTAATACAATAGATTTTTGACCTTCATCAGTGAATAAGTTATTAAACATATTACCTACTATCCCAGTAAGTCTATCCCTATCTTCTTTACCTAAAGCTAATTTTTCTTCATAATCTGCTGCGGCTAATTGGATATTTTCTTCCCATAGACCTTCTGAGGCCATTGATAATCCAGCTTTTTTAGCAAAAATTCCAGCTAAATCTTTTGTAGATAAATCTTTTAATTCTTCTTTTATTAATTTACCGTCTTTAAATATACCTGATAAATTAGATCTAGAAGATTTAAAGGGCTTAAAAAACATACTATTGGTAATCATATTAGGAACCATTAAAGCTCCTACATTAGTCCAAAAAGTATTCATAGCAGATTTAGAAGCTTCTTCATTAGAAAGGCCTTTAGCCATTAAACTTTTTTTAACTTCTGATGCTTCAATACCTGCCTCACCAACAGAATTAAATAAAGACATTGTAGCAATATCTAAATTGGTAACTAGCCCTCTTATATTTTTAGTAGCTGGATTTATAACATTACCTGTTTTAACTGCCTTATTAAGTTTTGAAAATGTTTTAGATACTTTAGATAATGCGCCAATTCCTCTCATAGCAGCTCCTACACCTGCAGACATTAAATAAGCAGATGCTAAAAAAGCCACACCATCTACCATATCATCCATCCAAAATCCAAATGTAGACATTTGCTGTAAGATATTACCTTCTAAATATTTTCTAGTGTGGTGTATAGGTAAATTTTCTTTTATTATATCTTCTTCTATATTAGAAAAAACTTCTGATATAGCATTATCTAACATATTATCCCAATTGCCTGATAATAGACCTTCTGGAAAAGATCCTATATATCCAGCCATAGTACCTAATTTAGTAATAGTAGTACCGGCAAGTCTTAAAGCACCATTTCCTAATTGCTGACCTACTGATTGCTGTTGGGCTTTATATTCTATAGGATCTTGCCATGGAAGATACCCTTCTAGATATTTATCATATTTTAACCCATGCATCATATTACCACCTTCGGCTATGTATACATTTTTAGAAGCTCCCTCATATAAATCAAATTTTCCTACAGATTTATTTTTTTCTGCCAACAATCTATCGAACTCTCTATTTATCAATTCTTTAGATTTAGTACCTTCTGGCTGATCAAATACGTTTAATCCAGAAACATTTTGTTTTTTTAAAGCTATTGTATCTTCTAATTGCTTTAAATTACTATTTTTATTAGGCATATTAATAAATTAAATATTTTTATCTTCCTTCTTCTTCTAATACTGCATTTTTAAATTTAATCCAAGCATCTTCTATAGAATCTTTGGATCTAATATTTAAACCTGTATTACTAGATATTATATATTCAGTTACTTTATTACCATCAGATCCAATATTAACTTCCATTTTAGGAGTTACTTTTATATTATCTATTCCCAGATCAAAAGTAGTTCCTATACCATCATGGGCATACTTATATGAAGATATTAAATGATCCTCAGCTTGTTCTTTTTCAGGATTACCCATATCTACATAATATTGCTTACCATTTATATTAACTGCCTCTAAATCTGCTGCATAAGGATTATCAGCCGGCACTTCACCAGCATAAGTAACAGATATTTCAGAATTTTTAGGTAGCCCCAACTCATTAATTCTCATTGGAGTACTGCCTTTAGATGGGTCGTATATTTTTAAATCTGAAATTCTACCGCTTTTAATAATACCCTCATCATCTGTTATAATTGTAGTATTTCCACTTCCAGAGGACTTTCCAAATAAAAATTCTGTTTTTTCTCCTAAATAATTATTAGTTTCTTCAATAGAACTAAATAAAGGTATAGCTGCTTCTGGAGCATATGGAATTTCAGAATAAAAATTTATTTGATAATCTATAAAAGATTCCCAAATATCTTTATTTAATCCCTCTTTTTCATATTGTTTAGACATTTCAGAATCATTAGAAAGCATTATATTTAATGCATTTTTTTCTGAAGAATCTAGTTCATTAAGCTCTGGTACAGATTTTCTTAATTCTGCTTTAATTGGTGATGTAAGAGCTTTAGATAGCCTAGCAGCCATACCAGCGCCTGTAGCTGTTGGACTTTTAGAACCCAAAACAGAGAAAGATCCAAATGATATAGACAATGCATTTTCTAAATCAGCTATTTCTGATAATAATTCTCGATCTGACATATTTTCTATTCCCTTACTTTCCATAATTTGTGACCTTATAGAAGACATAGCGCCATCTATTAAATCACCCATTCCTGGTGATAAGCGAACTAACTTAGAAAAAGAGTCAAATAATCCACTTTCTTTATACATTTTTTCTAACTTTTTAGATTTTACAGTATCGCCTATTATACCAACTTCTCTAAAATACCTTAAATAATCATTAGGATTTTCAAACTTTGATTTTCTACCGCCGCCTTTAATACCTTCTTCTGTTGTATAACCAGAATACTTAGGTATTAATTTAGAAGCTGCATCAATATATATAGCATTTTCCATATCTCTAAGACTGACTTCTTCTTTCAATTCTGGATCTAGATTATCATATTTAAATTGAGCATCTCTTCTTAATTGTTCTCCAGCATCACTCATATAAAAAGCAGTTGGAATACCATTCTTCAATCCATAACCATCCTCTGTAATATCAATACCTAATATGTTAGCCACTAATCTAGGATCTACACCTTCTCCACTTGTAGTTGATATCCACTCACCTGTGATTCTATCTTTCTTATAACCAGATGGCATGAAATTATCAGAATATTCCTCTAATCTTTTTTGATAGTCTACATATTCTGGAACAGAAGGTTCTGACAACAATACCTCTTCACCATTTTCTGAAGCGAGCGCTGCATTTTGCAATTGTTTCATTAAAGGCCATCTATTTTGAATAGGAGCAGAATCATCATAAATTGCTTTTTTATACAGAGGTTCCATTTTTGCATTATGAGCAGCAGCTTTCCAAAAAGGATCTGATTTAATATCTTTTACTAATCGGCCTAATTCTAAATTAAATTCAGGTGATATAGTATCCATACCTGAAGAAGTTTTTTCTCTTAACTCGCCAAGTCTTGCTCTTGTTTCCTCTAGTTTTTGTTCGGCGGATTTTTCTTGAAAAGAAGCCCTAGGTAATGTTTCTGCAAATTCAGCTGTATCAGCTAAATTTTGAACATTCTGTTCATACTTATTTTGCATTAATCCTGTAGTAGCAGCCAGCTCTTTAAAAGGTAAAGGCTGATAAGTAGGCTGATATACATGTTGCGTAGGTCTAAAATATTTACTGATTGCCATTATTCTCCTTGTTTTGTTTTTTTATCTCTTTGTAATATCCTTATTATATCTTGGTATTGATTATTAGTTAAATCACCTAAATCAAAAGCTGAAGCATAAGAATCTAATACAGAGTATAAACCAGCATCATTAGATTTAAGATTTCTTTCTGATAACATATTAGCAGCACTACCAGCTAATTGGTCTAACCCTGTACTTAAAGCCTGTTGTTTAGCAGCTCTAGCTTGTGCATTATAATCATCTACATTTAACTTAGTAGCAGCTTCTTGAGCTCCCATATTAGCCAATATTTGAGCATCTTGACCACGCCATTGATTTTCCATATTTTGTTTCTTAGCATAAGCTTGAGCATCTGCGCGCATTCTACCACCAGATAATGCCCCATAGTTACTTAATAAATTACCAACTCCTGGAGCTACTTGTCTAACATTTCTTTTGGCAGTTTGATAAGCTAATTCATTAGCCTCTAATTCTGGTCTTATATTATAGCGCCTATCTTCTAAATCACGCATTATCCTACCAGTATAAGGATTTCTATAATCAGAATAATCTAATTCATCTGTTTCACCAAATATTCCTTGGTACATATTATAAGCAGCTGGAGCTAATTGGGCGGCAGTTCCTAAATAATCGCCTGTTCTGCCCCAATCTAAATTTAATCCTCTGCCCCCAGTATCCTCATCTACAATATTAATATCTCCATTTTGAGGTACTTCTGTACCACTCATATAATCATTCATATTAGCTACTTCTGATCTATATAAGTCATCGTAATTAATATCATCTTCATAAGAAGGACCTTGATATCCTGAAATAGATTTAGCAGCATCTGGATCTGTAGCGTACTTATAAAGTGCTGGACCTGTAGCCCATTGTTCTGGTTTAGAAGTATCTCCTACCCAATTATTTTTACCACTATATACTTGATTCCAATAAGACATTACAGAATCTAGATCTGTACTAATTGTATTTTGACCAAAATACCCTGGTTCTTTAGCTGCAAATTTCACAAAATCTTCCGCTAATGTAGGATCTGGTTTAGTAGATCGCATCCATTTTAGTACTTCTCCACCATCTGGATATTTAGGCACAGTACCACCTTTAGCATAAGTATTAGTGCTCTGAGAACCATTTATCATTTTTTGCACTTCTTGTTGTTGAAGTAATTCATCGAATTGTGCTTGTACTTTATCTAACATTTTTTTAGCTGTAGCTTTTGCTATTCTTGTTTTATCAGAACTTTCAACTATAGAATTATATTTTTCATATTTTTCCTGTAAAGTCTGCCCTAATTCTTTATAACTTTTACCGTTGTATTTACCTTTCATTTTACCTAATATTTCGGTACCTTCTGGCAATGATAACTTAATACCGCCATCTTTATGGCCAGGTGTATTTTCTGGAACTTCGTCTATATCACCATTTGGTTTTCTATATACCTCGTCAGTCTCCAATTCAGCATTGGGTCTATTCATTGCTGGATTATAATTTGTATATGAGGATATACCGCCATTTGGATATTCCATGTATTTATCCCATACATCGGAATCTATAAGAGGAGATTCAATAGTTTTTGTTGTATCAGATTTATTTTTAAAAGTCCTATAATAATTAACTGGAACTCCTTTGGTAGAATCTTGAACAAATGTAGCTCCTGTATATCCATGAGTTGCCATATCTGCAGGACCTAAATATCTTGTACTATCATATTTTTGCACATCACTTGGTATTAAATTAGTATCCTTAGATAACGTTATACCTAGAGCACCATATAGGTCTATAATCTTTTTTGGATCATATTCTACAGTACCACCATTAGGATATGTAATAGTTGGTTTATAAGAAGGTTTTGGTGTATTTGCTCTCATTGCTTCTCTTTTTAATTTCTCAGCTTCATCTCGTCGCTTTTCTGCCTCTTCCTGTTCCTTATCAGCTTCAAATATTCCCGCTAATCCAGGTAATAAAGCAGCGCCTATTCTTTCTTCAGTACTGTATTCATCACTCAATGCAACATTTAAATTCTGAGCTGGATCTAATAATCCAGTTTCTAAACTACTGGCAAATTTATTATAATCTTGATTTTCCGCAATACCATATTCATCATAATCTATACCTGTTTCTAAAGCAGATCCTCCTAATTGCGATACTCCACTAATTGCCGCACCCCAAGGGCCCGCAGAACCTACCAAATCTTGGGACCAACTTGACCCACTATCAGTATACATTTGTTGTTCATCTGTTTTACCATATTGATCTATTAAAGAGGAACCTACAGAACCTATTGCTCCGGCAGCACTCATAGCACCAGAGGCATTAAAATCTCCATATTGAGTATTGCCAAAATTACCCTGTTCACCAAAATCTAAAAAATTAGAATTTTTAGAATTGCTAGGATTGGAAATACCGGTTTTAGAATATTTTGAATTTAATTCTGGAATATTTCCGTCATAAGCATAATTAGAATTATATATCTTAGTTACAGTTCCTGGAACATCATTCCATCTATAATTAGGTGCTATTGTATTATATCTATCTGTCAATATATCATAAGTATCTATACTAGGAGTTTCTGCCTGTAATGCACTTAATGGCACTGTATTATTAGTGCCATATGTATACTTGGGTATAGTACCACCATAAGCATACTTTTTATTATTCTTCAATGAAGGGTATTTCTTATATACCTTTGATTTAACATCAGATCTTCCATGTAGCCCAGCTAACCTAAGAGCATCAACTGCATCTGCTTTTGTTGATATAGGATATTTCCTGCCTTTACCAGCAAAATCCTTAGATTTAACTGAAGGATATGCTTTTGTTTTATTTTTACCTTTTGGGTATCTATCTTTAGAACCTTTTAAATTCTTTTTAGCCATAATTTATTATCTATAAAATATTCTGTATTTTGTATTAATATAAGGAACTGTAAATCTATTGTCATTAGTATTATTATAAGTAAAATCTAATACTAAAAAATGATCCCTCATTCTAGATTTAAATAGATTACTATTACCTAAATTACTATTATCAAATATATCTGGATTGGTTTCAGGATCCTCAGTAACATCGTTCCTAGCAATATGAAATGACCACATTCCTTTTTTTCTAGATATATTATCACCAAAAACAAGAGGTATTTCATCTGTATTTTGATAACTATCGTAAGCCTTATATGATTCAAAAGTATCTGTAAAATCAAGTACGCCCGAATTATTATATGAATATGATGGATAATTAATACCGTCAAATACTTTCATATGATCCATATCAGAATTAACTAATGTTAATAAAGTACTGTCATTATATATGCCATAAAATGTACCGTAATTAGAATTAGATGTTCCATGCATATATAGATGGTCATTATTTCCTGATGATATGATTTTATCACGAACCCTAAAATACCTAGATGGTAAATACGTATAGAATCCTGTAAAGGAATCTGTTAATTCATTATACACTAATGTAGTACCATTTGCATTGCCTTCAAATAAACTTATTAATATTTCATCATATTTAGGGTCATATTCAATTATAGCATTATCAAAATCACCATCATTTAAATAAGATTGTACCCCTTTTAATTTAGACAGCCTTTCAATATATTCACCATTATATCTAGCTATAGTATTTAATATAGAATCGTACCAATATATACCCCTAGGAGCATTTACTATATTAAATGTATTAGAGTTACCTATATTAGTAGACAAATAATCAAATCTAGTTAGTACAGATCCAGTACCTAATACCAGTGAACCTGGATTATTATCTGTAATAAGTGATCTAGGATCAACATTTGTAAGTCCTACAGCACTAGGTTGCCAAAATAACAGATTATTATTATAATTCATAATATTTGTTATTTCACCATAACCACCATCTACGTCTATAAAATTATTTGGTAAAAACTTTAACCAACTGTCTGAAGATTCCCCATTAAATTTTCTTTCAGAAACTATTATTCTAGTATTAAAAGTACTTAATTCTTGAAAATCATCACCAGCAGGTCTAGGAAAATATTTTTTAACTGTATTTTCTTGCGAATATACTGTATTATATTGATATAATGCAGAGTACCCAATATCTGGATCGCCACCTTCTGTGATATTTTGATAAGAATCATAATCTATAGTACGATATACTTTAGAAAAACAGTCATCATGTCTTAAAGATAAATTAATTGAAGATTCTACAGGAAATATAAAATTAAGAAATACACAATTGTCATCCCTACTATAATATAATGCAGTATGATCATACATATTTATAAACGTATCGCCATGTACAGCATTACAATAAGTAGTTTCTAACGACCCTGGTATATCCTGTACTTCACTAGCGCTTATATATTCAATATTAGATCTAGAAAAATAATCAGGACCGCCATATTGAGATTCAAATATATGACGTCTATATATTCCATATTTTATCATATTATAACTTCTTTGACCACTAGATGGTAAATGTTCTAATAAATCTTCAGCAACATCTAACATTAAAGCAGTGCTCATCCCAGCTCGTTCGCCGTTATAGGCATAATCTGTGTAAAAGGTATTACCATTTATATTATTAGATTCTGTAGTATTTAAATAACTTAATATTTTGCCATCTAATACACTTAAATTATTATAAGAATAACTAGAGTCACTGTAAGAAATTCCATAAGAACTTCTGTATTTCGCATTAAAATCCTCTCCATTTGCCCCATTTGGGTCTAATCCTTTTAATAAAGTCCCACCTAATTCATGTAATTCTAAATAATCATTATTAATAGGTGAAAAATCTTTATAAAAAGATATTTCTGGAGATATGAATTCTACAAGATTAGATTTTGCCTCTATTGTATCTACTTCAGTAGCATGATATGGTTGCATAGCATCGGTTATTTCCTCGCCTGCTCTATGTCCTGTTGGTCTAACTAATCCACTTAATATAACCGTTCTATCTTGAGGAGTCCTTTCTGCCCTAACTATTTTATAAGCCGTAGCACCATCTGGATAATTTCTAATTTCAAATTTGGGGAATAGTGCTTTAGTTTTTGAACCATTACTAGGATCTGCATTTCCAACATACCAATCGCCCATAGATGGAGTAGATGATTCGCTACCATCATTTATACCAGGCATTCTTATATCACCTATCCACTTAACTGTAGACTCCCTACCAAATTTATCAAAAAATACTATACCAAATCTATATATTTCATCTCTTTGATAACTTCTATGCTCTGCAGTATTTTGAGGATTAAAGTAACCATTATATCCCCCTATATCTTCTACAAGATTATTAGAATCAAAATTGGTATATACTCTAAAACTTTCAGGTGCTTCATCTATATATAATTCCTCAAAATCAAATGTATAAGAAATATTTTTACCTGTACCGCCTAAATTACCAGATGCACCATATTTAAAATTACCTAAATAATCACTCCTAGTATCAGTATCTTCAGCTGCTCTCCTACTACCATCATATTCTGTTACATTATATAAATTTTCTAAATCTGCATTTTCAGGTATATTCCAATCAGTACCACTTGTTATAGGAGTTCCATCGTATTCTACTTTATCCCAAGTACCATCTGTATATACAAAATAAACATCGCCATTAGATTCTACTAATCTAGCCTTAGCTGGAATTTCAGTAGTTTCCATACTAGCAGATGTATATGTATAAGAAATATCCACATTGGATAATGTAGCACTTAACAAACCATCTGGTTCTGGCATTCCTGATGATGAAATATCACCATCTACATTAACAACAAATGAGAGTGTTCCAGTTGCACTATTATAAAATATAGAAGTATATGTTATAGAACTTCCAGAAAAAGAAAAGGGCTCTGCGCCTAATCCATCGTATTCACCATAAAAACTAGTACTAGAATCATGATTAGATACTCCAGTAATATTGGTTAAATTAGAAATACCCATGACAGAACCAATATTTTGTATAGTAATTTCTACAGAACTATTAGATTCTATAATCATAGTAACAGCACCATCTGATAAATTAAAAGTTTCTATAGAAGTATCTGATACTGTTGTAGTTGTAGTAGTAGTTTCTTGTCCACCTTTAGTAAACCTATAAGCTCTAGCATCATAATCTTCCACATCAAAATTATTCTGTTTTATATTTGCTATAAATAAGAAGTTTTTAGCAGCTGCTATATCTTTAGCTTTATATAAACCACTAATTGCTGTAAATTCCTCTAAAGAATATGATCCCACATAGCCTGATCCATTATCTGTAAATAGTACAGTACCTGAACTACTAATTCCTTGTTCTGTAACTATATTAATAACCGGTACTTGATTATAACTCTCATAATGTATAGATACTATTCTAACACTGTCATACTCTGAATCGCTTAAATCTATTTCAAATGATAAAGATTTACCTGTATATTCTCCTTCTGGAGATCCCTTATATTCACTTGAAGTAGCTCTAGATTCAGAAGAGCTAGTTATATGATATAATCCTGTAGCAGGTGCAAAAGAAGTTTCTGACCCGCTCCTATTATATAATTGGTACGAATACTGAACCATACCAGCTTTAAGATTACCACCACCTATACCCGTTAATTTCAAATTTGCCATATCAAATTCGGATACAGTATTGAAATATTTAGCGCTTACATATATATTATCAGCACTTCTTACTTCTTTATCACTAGTTAAATATTCGCCTATATTAGCATATCTAAGATAATTATTATAATCTACCCAATATATCTTTTCTATATTATCATTTTCTTTTCTAGCTACTACTTTTAGAGTATGATCCAAAGATAAATTCATTTTATTTTCAGTATCCTTACCCAGATCACTCCAAAGTAATTCCATATTAGTAACTTCTTCATCTATTATGGTAGCTCTAAATATTCTTGTAGTATTTGAATTATCATTATAAGTAAAAAATATTAAATAATTATCTAAAGAAGCACCACCTACTATAACTTGATCAAGATCTATAGATCCATTTATTTCAATAGGGTAATTACTTCTATTATATATTTCACTGTTTCCCTTAACATTTTCTAAAATACCTATAGTACTATTCTCGCTAGTAGATATTCTAAAATTTTTAGCATCTCTATAAGATTCTTTAGGCATGTAAAGATTACTAATATCTTTATTCATCCCTTTGGAAAAAGTGTTTTTATGTACTTTTGTAGGCATATTATGTATGTCTTATATGTTCTTGTTGATTCAAATATTGATAAAAACTATTACCAGCATTTACAGGTGGAACTAATCTAAGCCAAGTATCTTTAAATGATTCTATCTCATCTAATGATTTAAAACTCAATGATTTGTTATAAGCCTGCTTAACATAAAAATTCCATGAGCTTTTAGCATCATAATACACAGCATCTCTGACTCTACCCATACGCCAATCTATATATGTTAACTTAGTAACTATATACCAATAGGCGGCTTCAATAAATGATGGATCATCAGGTATCATAGGATACCCATATTTATCTGTAGGAATTGCCCTGTAAGCAATCATAAGATAGCCATTTTTAGCATTGGTCTTTATGTAGCCAGGAACTATTTTATACTCTAATTGATAAGGATTAACCGTACCACCAGAAGTTGTTGTATTAGGAAACTTATCTTCTCTTAATAAGTTATTAAGTAATGACTTAAGTTCTTCTTCAGTATTTAATTTTTCCAAAGCTTCATCATAAGTTATATCATAAAGTTCCATTGTTAAACGTACTAAATCATCAGTACCCTTAACATAAGTTGGTACGTTATTATCAGTATTGTAAGTATCTTCAATTTCACTAGTTAATTGATGTCTAGTAGAAAAACTACCAGTAGCATATTTCATAGGATAGAATTGTTTAGAATACTTATTATCTGCATAAGCTACTTGAATAACACTGTGACAATCTTTAGGTAAATTAGCTTGATAGTTATTTATACTTGTAAGTTCTAAACCATCCTTACCTGTTATCTTAATGTTATAAAATTCAAAAGCGCCTATCTTTTCAACAGCTTCTGCGCACCATTCCATCATATCTGTAATAGGTATATTATCTTCTGTAATACCTAAATCAGCATATACTTTTGCTATTACTCTATGACATGATATTAAGTGATTTACCATTTTATTTAATTTTCAAAATAATCTATAATATTGTTTTTTATATTATAAGCTAAATTACGCTTATTTGACCTAGTTGGTATAAATCTATAAAAGCTTTTATGAGGCACAACACTTTTAAGTTTATCCCACTTAAACATGTATTTATAACCTTCACTATGTTCATTTAAATGAAATATAGGTTTGCCATATTTTTGTGTCAATTTAAAATCTAAAGAGTATCTTTTATTCCTACTTAAACTAGAATCTAATTTTACTACTCTAAGATCTCCTAATCTATAAGGCATTTTAAATACATCCGCTTTGTTTATAATATTATCCGCTACTATTTTAATATAATCTTTTACTATATCTAAGTATTCCTCATATTCAATATGATAAGGACTATTTTCCGCTTTATCAGATATATAGTCCTCATAACAATCTTTTAATGTATACGGATTTTGTACTTTATTTCTACCTCTGCCGTAAAATGCCATTATCTTCTAAGGTTTTGACTGTATTTAACATCTTCAGTATTTGGCGAAACGCCGTGATCTGAATCATTTTTATCATCAGAGAATGATTGAGCTTCTATACCTAATTCTTTACTTAATATAAGTTGTTTAAGTGTGACTACTTTATCTATAGGTAATGGATAATTACTTCTATAATCTTCATCATTAAAAGATTCTATCTCTAAAGGATTTTCAAATACTCCTCTAAGATTTATATATTCTAATAATTCATTATTGTGAACATATAGATATTGATTTCTTAAAAAAGCTATTTTATCCTTACCAGTATATTTTCTATGTTTTTGTAATTGAAACCTATTATAAGGAACTAATTGTATTTGATCCCCTAATATAGTACCTATATAAACTATCCCAGATTTATGATTTAAATCTAAAGTTTTAGGCAACTGCTCTAAAGTTCTAGTTATATAAGAACCTGATTCAACATCATTATCTTCAGATGTTTGCACCATTTCTAATTGAAGATCTGATATTTCTTGTACATAATCAGGATTAATCATTTTATTTTTATCTAAATCTCTCTTCAATAAAAATGCCCTATACTGATGTACCCAATCTTCTAACTGCCTTTTAGATATAGGCTCACTTTGACTTACACTAGATCCTCTAATTATAAGTAATAAATCCTGTACTATTTTATCTAAACTTACTCCCATTGTATTGCTATATTTGATGTTATTGTAGATTTTGGATCTTCATTATGTACTGTAGATTCATATTCATAAGGTAACCAAAATTTCCAATTAGGTAAAAATGTAACTCTGGTACCATCATTTTTAACTCTGTACCTATCTATTAATATATTTAAATTAGTTCTATATTTATAAGATATATCAGGCCTATTAACTTTTATATTATCTAAATTTGTAGCATCTATCTTTATAGTATCTATATCTATATGCCAGTGTTTAGTATCTATAGGTGAAAATTTTACATTTATATTCTCTAACTTATCTAATACTATAGTATCTAACATAGTTTCAGTACTATCAGAAGCTTCTAACCCAGTCATTATAATAGTCTCTAAATTATCTATTTCAATATTTAGATCTTTAACTATTTTATCCATTTTAATAAGCTTCTTTTCATAATCACTTAATAAATTTGAATCTTCTTTAAGTTTAGCTCTTGCCCTACGTAATTCACCTTTAGTAGCAAAATATAAATTAGATTGACTAACTAATTGTCCATTAACAATACGTAAAGCATTCTCCTTAGCTGTTATATTCTTATCAAGCCTTGTAATTTCTTTATTAGCCTCATTTAAGGCATAACTAGTACCAATTGTAGCTAATACAGCAACTATTAGTAAAATGTCTTTAAATCGCCTAAAATAGGCCTTTATTTTGTTTATCATAACATTATTATTTTTCAGATGGTCTATTAGTTTCGCCAAATATATATACATATACTGGAGAATTTAAAGCTGCTAATCCTATACCTAAATCTGATAAATCTACCCCCTTATATATACCTAGTATAAACATAAGAAAATTAATAGCCAATGAACTCACAGCTACTCTAAATCTCCTACTTTTTGGTATTTTCATCTTCTTCATATTTACTAAATTTTGTTTCCAAATCTGAAGCTACAGTTTCTATGTACACATACATTTTATAATTTTCCAACATGTAGAGTCTATTATTCATTGCGTCTTTAACAATTCTCCTTACAGATTTTTTATTGGGCATATTCTTCATAAATAGTTTTATCGTTTACTTTTTTAGCTCGTAGTATCTGATTCCTATTATTACCTATATTATAAGATACATGAACCCAACCTGGATTTTCATCAGTACCAAATTCATATATTAATTGATCAAAAGGTAAATTATCTTTGATGTAATCAAATATTTCTTTATTATTAGGAACACCCTCATAGCCATCGTTATCTAAATCTATAGCCGCCCCTTCATTTGCCATGTGCTGTGAATTATCCGCACCGCCGATTTCTTCATTTAACTTTTCAGACCTGAAAAAACTAGCTATATATATAGGACTACCACCTAAAGCTTTTCTTAAAGGTTCGAATATCACTTCGGCTAATAACCTCATGTTACGTAATTGTAAGTCATTAGGTTTGTTTTCTATGCCTTTTCTTTTAGCAGTATAACTATTTGTTGCTTCCTTATATGTTATATGATCAGATATTCTAGACATTGAACATTAATTTAAGCACAACAGATACGGCTACAGATGCTATAGTTCCTACAGTAGCGGCTGCACCCATCATTTTCCATTTAATTACATTTAGGTTAAACATATCTTTTTCAAGATCTTCAACTCTTTCTACTAAGCCTTTTCTATTATATTCAGTGCCTAATAAGTAATCTTTAATGTCTTGAACAGAACTTCCTAAATCGCTTATATCTTTTATTAGTTTTTTAAGTTGTTGAGTGGATATTTCTTCCATAGTAGTTTATTATCTATATATTTTTAAATAATTTATAGTTCTCGTTTTAAAATTACTGTGTTCAAATCAATCTCAAATAAATCCGCAGGTCTTAGGTTTCTGTAATACTTAACCGTCTCATCTTCTTTAGTCCTTTTTTCTCCTGCTTCTCCAATTTGTTCTTCCGTTGCAACTTCCTGATAAAGGTCAAGATAATCAGTGTGTTTATATCCTTTTGCTGCTGCTTTGCGGTTATATACTGATTTTAGTGCGCCAAGATATTGAAATAAATCCCTGTTAAACGGCTTATATCCATTGTCGTGCACCCATAAGACCATTTCATTAATCTTAGCGTAGTATTCTACATCATAGTTAGCTTTCAAGCTGTTAAGCTCTGTTTCGCTAATTGCAGATGTGTTTATACGTATTTCTATTCCTAATTTTCTGCTCATAATATTTTATTTTTTAGATTTACGGAATATAGCAGAGCCGCGCCCCGAAATACGCATACGTAGTCGACGCCGAGATATTCGAGTACAGGTAAGCGAACCCCGCAGTCGAGCTATTATGCGCAAGACCACCGCGAAGAACGGCACGCCAACCAGAGTTTAATCCTGGTGTATAGAAATAGTCGCAAAAATATGTTGCACTATTTCCGGCCGCTACTTTAGGTGTTATAATTCCATAGTTATCGTGATGAGCATATTGCAAATAACCGTTGCTTGTTGGCAGTTCGCTTCGTTTAGTATAATTACTTTCTGTCCCGTCATCAAAATTAGCAGGTGTTTCGCAGGTGTAAAAGTCGGATGTGGCGGCTCCATGATTAACAGAAGCACCGTCGCACAATTCCCAAATGTCGCCAAATGGATTTTCAACACCCCGGTACCTGTTTACTTTTACTACTTCGTCAACTCCTGCACCGCCAAAATTGTTAATTGTATAATCCGTTTCGCCACTATTGTTTCCTAAATTGTTCGATGAACCACAAGGAACAAGCGGATAATAACTATTAAAGTTACTCCAATCGGTTGAGTTTACAGTTGTTGTGCCATTGCCCAAACCACCTTGTTTATATCCTTCGGCTGTAAGATCTGCAACAACTGCCTTTTGAGAGTTAAGCGTTGCAAATTCGATAAAAAACAACTCATATAATAACATCGAGTGTTTCCATGTAATTACATTCCACTTATATTCTTCGGAAACAATATTGCGGGCATAACTTCTAAAATCAATTAAAGAAGTGCGTGTTGCAGGCTTGCCCAATTGTGTTGCATCTGTACCGTCTAATGTATCGTCGTTATTGCCGCCGCGGTATTCGGCTGTATCATTAACAACTGACCACATCTTAATAGTTCCTGTTCTATTTAATGCGGCCTTATATGCTCCTACATAAAATTTATTTATCTTTTGGAAATCTGAATAATAATGCCAACTTATTAATTTGAAATAATGCCCATTACCTGTAAAATCAGTTTTACGATAATACTCTCCTACTTCATCCATCACATTACCATCTGCGCCAGTTAAATCGCTTGCTGTACCATCTGCTTTTTTGCTCCAATCATTCTCATCAAGATAATAATTAACCGAACCATCTGCATTTTGTAAACATCCTTTTATTTCTTCCTGAACTGGTAAAGATACATGATACTCCATTCTCCCTACTCTTTCCCTATCTGGGTCAGAATCATTCTCATTAATTAATATACCATAGTAGAATATTGAGCAATGATTAAGAATTTTACTTAAATTGTTACCTGTTAACTGACTTTCATATATAAATAGTTTGGTTCCGTCATAATTCATAAAGAATACTTCATCTAAAGTATCTCTAATCATTTGAACTTGTAATTTATAATAAGTAAAATCAGTTAATTTCCAATGATACCTCGTTGCTTCACTTGTATCATCATAATAAATATTAACATAAGGATAGTCGTAATATTCTGGCAGTCCGTAAGCATTGCCTACATAGCTGCCCTTATCAAATCTTGCATCTTCCAACACCGAAAAATCCCAAATAGTATCAAGTCCTATTCCGCTTACTTTGGGTATGCCTGTACCTATTGATGTGCGGAGGTATGTTGTTCCTTCTTCTTCGTAAGGTTGATTATAGACAATTACCTGAAGATCTTCTTTAGGATATTTATTTATATTATTACTAGTTACTAAACTATTACCTAAACCTAATTGCATAATTATTGAGTTATATAAGCTTTTAAATACCCTGAACCTGTAATAGTTATTGAACTACATACAATAGGTACAAACTCACCTTCGTTTAAAAAATCAGATAACTCTGTATCAGATGTTACAGCTGAACCGTTTATATACATTTCCTGTATTGGTTCTACTTTAATACTGTCAGGTTTTATAGCTCCTACTGAAATGCCATAAAAAGTACCTTCAATAGTATTAGCACCGCTAATAAAATGAATACCGCTGTTAGCAAACATTTTATTCTTTATTTCTCTATCCATTTTATGTTTCTTTAATAAAATTCACATTATAATGCGTACCGCATATTTTATTTATATGTGTAACAATGTCTTGCATCTCATCTCGCGTGAAAAAGTTTTCAGTGTTATCATCTGTTACACTTTCTTCTTCTAAATCATAGGATTCCATTATCTCCATATACGCAATTAATAGCTCTAAGTTAGTAATATCGTTGCAAATACCAGTTTTACCTATAGCTAAATAATTTGCTAATTTCTCACCTTTTTGAGACGCTATATATTGTATTTGTAATTTG